TCCTGACCGACGAGTGACCCAGTCTGTAGCGATCCAAAAGGGACGTCTCTCGATGTCCTTGAACCGACGGTCTTACCCACACCCCTTTCCCTGAAGGTGTGACCTTTGACCGTTTTCACTCGCCTAGCCTGTTCAGCACAATACGTGCCTAGGTGGGGACCGTCATCCCCGTACCACCACAACCCCACCAAGCCGTTTCCGGCCCGGCCCGAGGTCATGGCCGACTAGATGCTACCAGGGTATCATGTCTTTTTCATGATTCATTAGCAACAAGCAACCATTTGAGGACCCATCGATCCGTGTTGCTGTTGCCTCGGGACCTTACGATCCCACCCGCACCTGTTGTGGAGCACTTTCTTTTCTCCACCAGAAACTCTGATGATATTAGTGTTCAGACCAACAATGATGAACTCGAAGGTCTGTGGGTAGTCTTGACCTGTTCCAGCGGCACCAGTACCACCAGCACCCATAACAGCAGCTGTGGAAGCGGCGGGTACAACGCTGACATTAGTCAACTTACCGTAATTGGTAGAACCGAGTGGGTCAACGCTGTGAAAGGAGAGGGAATATGAGTACATATGGTATCCTGTCGGCTCTGGAATGCTGGGCGCCTTGTAGTATGGCTCGACAAGAGAGAAGTAGTCAGAACCCATTTGGTTGAGACGGTTGGTGTTTTCGTATGTGAGTGTCGTGTTGGCTATTGGGTCGAACGCGCCGGGTGGCTCGAATGCAACAACCTGAGGACCTGGGACAGGGGAGGCCGTTGTGTAGTTGGACCATATATTGCTGTTGGTGATGTTTCTGACGGCGAAGAATAGAGCCTTGATAGAGTGAGAAAACCTGACATCATAGCTTTGGTTCGGGTTTGTGAGTGGGGTGAAGTTCTGTCGCGGGGCTGTCTGCACTTGCTCGATAAGGAGGTCTCTGGGTGCGCAGGCCATTCGTTTACGTTCTTCATTGGACACGATTGAGTAGTTGGCCCAGACCTGGATGTTCGTGAGCTCTGGGGTCGCAGCGATGTCGGTGCCCACGACAGGAACGACTGAGGGGTTTGTGTTGGGGACTGGGACGCTGTTATCGAGGACGAGCAGCTCGTTCCAGTTGCGGAAGTTGAACGAGATGCGCATCTCGTTGTAGGGCAGCGCGGCAGTGGGAAGAGCCATGCCAGTGTCGCGGGTGAAGAAGAACGGAAGCGGTAGATTTAGGAACTGGCTGACGAGGGGGTCGCCGGGCACATGGGGAGCGATGAGACTATCCACGTTGCCGATCATGTTGTCGTAGCCCACTCGCTTACTCGAGCTCACGGTGAAGGCGGTCCAGAAGTCGAGGAAGTAGTTGTCGAAGCGCTCGGCCACGAGATCGTTGAATGAAATACACACTTCTCTGACTAGATTGTGCATGAAGTTTCGGGTCCAACGAATTCTACCATTGGCGCCAAACTGGTTGTTTTCCAGCAGGGTGACCGCGGGGATGGTCAATCTGAGCCACGTCTGGAGCAGGTAGTCGCCTGCCCTGGAAATAGTAACAGACCATTCCTGGTTGAAACCAGCAGCCCCCGAAGCTCGGGACAGGATGACTGGCACCTGCGTAAACCAAGTCGCTTTTCGTGTCTCTCGGACAAAATACGCAAAAGCCTGGTTTGATCCATATTGGTACTTCTCAATCTCGTCAAAAGTGGCAAGATCAATGAATCCGCTAGTGATGTTTGATCCAGTAGTCGTCATTTTTAAGATACCAAAGATAATTTTTAAAGCCTCACGCTGACAGAAATGAGACAAACAGACAGAACCTAGAAAGCATATTCTGTGTTTGTGTATTCTGTGTAGTTTTCCTTTTTGTTTGTTATGTACAGGGTGATGGCGCTCCCGACCGCGCCAATGACAATGCCTGCTATGCCAGCATACAGCATCCACGCGGTCCTCTCAATGTCCTTGAAGCCGCTTGCGTTGATGATGACGGGTGTATCCGGAACGAGCCCAGGACCCTTGATCTTTTGTTCCTGAACCCATCCGTTGTCAGTATCGTACCTGAATACGTACATATAGATAGGGTTGTGTTGGTTTGTATACACGTATACGTCGTCAGCCACAGGTGAGTCGAGCATTGGTATGTTGTAGGGGGGATCGGCTGTGTGTATGGTTGGATTGATATACCCCCACGCGATTCTGTTGAATGTGTTTGTTGTGATTGTGCCTCTGGGTTGCCATTGGATGACCTTCTGCGACCACACTCCGTTGGTTGTATTGAGATACACATCGCCCTTAACACCCGCGAGCGAGGGATCTGTGTTTGGATCGAGGTTGTTTTGGAAGAAGGTTGGAGGTCGGAGTAGTTTCACACGATCGGGTTTGATAAACATCTTACATGGCTTAGACACATGTGAGTAGAATCGTGTGACTGGGTCATCGAGAACCGTGTACGTGCCGTTCTGAGCTATCGCCACACCCTGCCAATCGAAGGCCTGGCACGTCTCGTCGGCCTTGCACGCGTTTGATGCGTCGACCGTGTTTGCGTAGGAGACTGTGCGTTCCCCGGTTGCGGCGCAGACGGGTGTGTTCTTGACGAATGTGGAGAATCCGACCTCCTTCATGACCTGATTTCCTCTCATGTAGTACATAACGAGGAGGATGATGCCTGCCACCAATATGATGGGAAAGATAAATTTGAGTATAGCTTTTCCGGCGACCACCCCACCTATGACGGGTATTCCTATGAAGACGGCTAGAAGCGCGACCAGGATCCACCCCGAGATGCCCTCTGATTTCGCGCTGGCTGTTTGAGATAGTTTTGATGATAAGTCTTGTAGGAGGCGATTGTTGGATGCTGCTTGTTCTGTGCAGTTTTGGAGCATGTCGTACACCTGCTCGAATACGTTGTCCTGAATGTAGACGTTACCGGAGACGCGTTTGACTATGATGGTCTGGTGCTGGCGACTAAAGGCCTTGCATGTCTGGCTGATGGTTGTGAGTAGGTTGATCGTTGCTTCCATGAGTAGATTCATCGTGTTCTGTGCGTCTGAGAACTGGCCTACATTGAGTCCCGATGTGACACTCTTGGCCTCCTGCGCTAGTTCCTGCATGACCGATTGCTGGGCCTCCTCGGTGGATAAGGCGTCGAGCAGCGCGTGCATGTTGATTGTGGCGCGTTGAGTGAAAGTGTTTCCTGATATATGGACATCTCCGTGCACGTTGCGAACGCTGACAACCTGGGCCATGTCCTGTGAGAGTTGGGTGTTTTGAATGATGTTTGACGACACCTTGGCCACCGCTCGGGTGACTGCGTCTGATACGTTTTTAGATACTGAAGCTCCCATTTTATCAGGGTTAGATTATGTGTGCATATCTAGACAACATTATTACACACATTGCTCCACACTCATACTAGTCGAATTAGGAAACAGCTGGTGTAGATACATCGCGTCTGCTGACGAGCGCCTGTGGGTCCTTGTTGCGTCCAATCCCTCTGCCATGGTCTGCAACCGCGCGAGGATTTGAGCTATGATGTCCATAGTCATGATCTTGCTCATACGGGCGTTCTCGGAAAGCCTATAAGCGGCGTGCATCTTTCTGAGGTATGCGTTGTTTCGGGCTAGTTCTTCGGTGGGCATACACATGGGCTGGGGCGTGCCGTCAAACAAGGTTACGTTACCGTTGTCCCTCGGTGGTTGGTAGATCTTACGCTCAACCGTCTTGAAGGCGCTCGTCAGGTGATAGACGGATCGCCGCAAGTAAGCATCTAGTTGTGATACCCAAAACGTGTTGTCGTCTTGCCCCTTGTCTATGCAGTCGCCGAACTCGAAACAGGGTGTATTGTTGATGTAGATGGTCTGACCCGGGCATAAATTGCAGATAAACCCTGTGGTGAGGTGGCCTAGATGCATCATAAATAGCATGTAGAAGGATAGTGAGAATAGATTCATTTTTCTTATGACATTCAATAGTTAAATAGTTTAACCCATTCATACCTATCGTTGCAACGGCATGTTCGTTTCATTACTCATGTAATGAATGGAATCCTTCCTATTCACAGCATTCACATAGGTGGGTGTTGCTAGGATTATAGGATTAACGACGAGAGCGACGACGAGAACGAGAACGACGACGAGAAGAGCGGCGAGGAGAACGACGGCGGGATCTTGACGTGGATCGTCGTTTGCTTTTGCTTCCAGCAAGAATCATGCGCGCGATTTCTCGTTCACGTCTTGTCATGGAGGCGTAATTTTTGCAGTGCCCGGTTGTTAGGCTTCTGTATTGGTAGCTTTTGCATCCGCCGCGGGACCTAGACGTGGAGCGGCGGGACCTAGACGTGGAGCGGCGGCGGGACCCGGACCGTGTCCTTGAACGTGACCTGGAACGTGACTTTGACCTACTACGGCGTCTTGCTGATGATCGTGGCATTTCTTTTTACCCGAGCAAGATAAATTTTTTTTACGATTTGGGTAATTCATAGAACTAAACTAACTAAAACGAGTAGTTTGGACTACTTTTCGAGTAGTAGTATACAACCCCCACACCAACTAAGCCTCCGACGAGAGCACCCACCTCTTTGTATTGCCATTGGTTGCCGATGTACCAACCGGCAACGGCAAGCACTATGACAAGTACTGCATAGAGCAAGTAAGTTAACATTTCTGAACCATCTGCCATTCTGAATCTTTTGTTTAGCGGAGATAATTTTTTTACAATTCATCATCAGTGAGATGTAGAGATGTATGTACTGTACTACACACCTCTCTGCTTCGCGTACCTCATGAAAGCTTCGTTAACCTCCGATGCATGTGCTTTCCCGTGTCGAACCGCCATCGCGGCCCCGTCCGCGACCAGCTGCAGCACGGCGTTGCTCACCTTCCCCAAATGGCCGACGACGCTGAACCCCGATCTACACGCGTCCAGCACGTACTCCCACTGAGCCTGCGGCGACACGATATACGATAAGGGGAGGTCCATCTCCTCATCGTCAAGATCGCCAAAGTCCAACTGCTGCTCCAACGGTATGCTCTCCTCGTACGCGGCAGCCAATCGCCGCCTCTCCATCTCGGACACACTCATTCTCAGCTCAGGACTGTCATCATCGCTCAAGTCGTCGATATCACCAAAGAGGTCGTCGCCCTCATCAGGCTCGTCGACGTCGTCGACGAAATCATAGTCGCGCTCCCCGTCATCCTCGTCGCCGCCTTCGATGTCACTGTCATACATGTCGACGAAGTTCTCGACAAACTCTTCTTCTGTTGGGTTACTGAAGAAGATCTCCATGTACTTTACGCGCCCCGTGATGGGGTGGTTCCACTTAGCAGCCCATTTCGTACCTGGTTTGTAGACCACCTCCTTGAATTGGGAGATGTTCGGAATCCCTGTAGCTGCTTCGGATGAGAGATTGAGAGTGACGTCAGCGGCCGTGATCGCGCGTTTGATTCGCCCACGTCGCGCGTCCTTCTCATTGGTGGTCGCGTCGTCCTCGCCAAAGAATATAGACATGTCATCCGCGGCAAAGGGTGTCGCCGTGTACGTCATGCCGTCTACCTGTATCAACCCATGTTTATACTTTTCTTCGTTGTTACTCATTATCTTACTGCGTTTTTTGTATTTGGCGATCACATCGCGCCAGTCTATCTCATCAAAGTTGACAAATGGGTGTTCGTCACCCAGATATGTTTTGAAGTCATTCCAATAGTTGTTAATGAATGTGCTGTCTCGTATGTACTGGTCACACGTTGATGATGTAATCAGAGCAGCGTAAAGAAAAGCAGCCTTCTCTGCATCAGGAGAGAGCTTGTGGCGCTTTGGCTCGCGCTCACGCTTAATAAGCACAGACTCGAAGTAGGGTTCCTTCGCGTATTGGGCCAGGTACGGCCCCCTATGACGAATCGCTTTCCACTTGGGCACATATGAGGGTTGGGAGAACCCGTCAATCTCCGCCAAGCGCTCGCTCAGGTTCATGAAGATGTCCTTATCACGCTTGTCCTTGAGGATGATGCAGCTCTCATTGGAACTGATCTGATCAATCTCGAAATCAACGTCCACTCTCTCATAGAATGTTTTGAGGAATTGCAAAGCGTCCTTCCTGTTAGCATTGAAACAAAACCTTGCCATGTTTTTAGATACACAGAGAAATCCTTCATTAGATATCATATCGGTCGAAGCATTCTTTGGTACAGAATATGAGACGTTCTGTTCTTCTAATTGTGGTGTAAGGGGGTGCAAATACTTCCGCGTCACACTGATTGCAATAGATGGGCGTCATTTGGGTGATCTTTTCTCTCAGTCGTTGGAACAACCCAGGTGCCAATTCCATGCCCCTCCGTGAGGAGGGTGTCGCAATAGTGGTAGTGGCACCTGAAACTTGAATGGGGCGTACAACCGGTGAAACCACCTCTTCCGAATTGGTGGATCGTCTGGGAGGGGCCTCTACACGCTTTGGTTTCATACGTTTTCGTACAACCGGATCTGTCTGTTTGATAAGCTCGTAATATTTGTTTTCGATTGAGCGTCGATCGCGTTTGATCTTGTTTTCTATATCTGTCTTCTCCTTAGTGGGGTCTTTAAATATCTCAGGAAGTAGAGTATAGCGATCCAAGTTGATAAGCACATCGCCTGAGTACTTTTTATCCATGATCATTTTATGATATATTTGAGGTTGATCAATCAAAGATGAGAGGAAGACAAGAACGTATGATAGTTTGCGAGCCATGTCATAGTTGGTCTTTATGTGCCCAAATGATGCAATGATCGTATTTGCGTATTGCTCAAGCGCGGCGCCGCTATATGTCGATTTGAGGATATCGTTGTTCATTATCATACGTTTAGCTATTTCAAAACCGCCCACATGCAGAGGTGTGAACTCATTAATCCAATCCCGCTTCGACGCCTTGTACATGTCCTCAGTCTCTATAATGAGATCGTTGTTCACCGTCACGTACGCTACCTTCCCTGGGATGAACATACGCTTGCCTTCACAAGACATCTTGTACCAATTCATATTGACCCTATACCAACCATCCTTGATTTCTTCTTGCTCTATTGTGAACTTGTTTTTATCACGTAGAGCGAACCCCCTTATTACATGGTTTGTGAAGGGGAACATCCATGGGGCTCGCCTGTATTCACGTTCGCACTGGGATAATATTTCACTGGTGCCAAACATGGCCATGGGTCGTTGAGTTGGCGACACAATACGTTCCCTCAGGCAACTATCTACAATCTTTGCCCGACTGTACTCAGGCATCACTACATCTTGACGACGACGATTGAGTCGAATGGCTTGGCGACGCCTGATCAGTTCTTTCATACTCTCTATACGTGCGCGTACGTCAGGACGTTGAGTGAACTCGTTAAAGTAGTGAACCACGTTGAACGAGTCACTCTCATCAAATTCAACAAAGAACGTTTTGACGAGGGGGAAGGGGATGCCAGTCTTTAGGATGTTGAACATCCTGATCATCTCCCTATCCTGGTTCGCGTCTGGCGCTTGGCGTTCTTCAGTCCAACCAGCCTGATCTATGAAGATGTCTATCTCATCGCTCATCTCACTTAGGTCCACATTCAGGAAGGTGCGGAATGGGTTGCGTTTATCGCGCACCCGTGTGGGCCTCGCCGCAGCGTCGCGCCTTTTTGCCACCTGCGCTTTCTTTCCACGGAGCTTCTTCTGAGCACCCTTTTTTTTCACTAGGGCCATTACATTGTCTGCCATTTTATCATCACCAAGAAATTCATTATATAAACCATTCATACCTTTGTACATAGTACATATGGGTCGGTTGGGAACGGAATGGGACATTTAAGTAAGTTTAGTTTCCTCAGTAAATAAATTTAGTAGATAAAAACCATGTTGTTGATAGAATATCGTATCAAGTTACCTCTCTCATTCGACGAATACCATGTGGCCCAATTACACACAACTTTAGAGATGTCGAAGGAACTCACGTCTCCAGGTGAGGGAGTACAGATACTTGAAAATACACCATGTGATACAGCGTGTGTCCCTAATAAGGTCGTCAGGAAATTGGTGTCTAAGGTTCAACGTACATTAAAACGGTACTATATTCCCACCACAGTATCGGCACCCGTGGGTTTGTCTGGCTGCATCCTCAGCGAATCGTCGTTCAACTGCTTTCCTAACTTCAGGACCGTCGTCACAGCAGAAGCTGGCGCAAACGGGGAGGTCACGATAGACACAGTATGTAAAAAGATGGATGATACAAACAATGCAAATATATTCAAATTGCCTATACAATTACCTATGGTCGATATAGACATCGTCAACGATTCGTTACCTTCAAACCTTCTAAATGACAATGACGACCCGAAGAAGGTGCTGGGATTGAAAGATGATTGGCAGCAGTCACTCACCCACAGTAATTCGATGGTTGTGCACAAACTGATTCTTGTCAAGAGCAGAGAGGCCAAGAAGGAGACCGAGACAGCTGTCAACACCTTCGTTGCCGACAGCTTGCGAAACTTATTTACCGTGTTTCATCGAAAGATGGTTTGCTCTCAAGACAGGTGGAAAGGTCTGACCATTGAAGATATCAGGACTATGGAGCAGGAGGCGATAGAGGTGTTGGATAGAAAACGTAAAATGTGAATGATAGATACCCAGATACACCCTAGGTCAGGTTGGTTCCAAGTAATATTCCCAATATTACCAAGTAATATTTCCCAAGTAAAATGACATCAAAAGTCCTGATAGAGAAGATACTGAAGAATAGTGATACCCCCTATCGTTACTCTCAAACAGCCGTCATTACGCAGGAAGGGAGGGCCTACTTCCCGTACCCGGATTGGTGGCGAGGCGAGTATATGTCCGACCTACCCATCGTCGCAGAACGTGAAGCAGGGTTTAGGCCACGTCTTGAGAAAACATATTGGAAAGGCACCACTGGTCACACGTATCCACAACATTGCTTCAGACCAGGCATCAAGACACGGTACCCGTGCTATCCTGAATGCACGGCCGAGTACAAACGCTATGACCCCACGCTACAACGACACAGTAAGATCTATCTTTATCGATAGTAGAACATAGTAGAACATAGTAGAACATAGTAGAACATATTCTTACTCTACTGTGGCTTTGTCAAGACGGATCTGTAACCTGGGGTTACAGATGAGATCCCTCGCGCTAAGGGAGGGGTTAAACACCGAAACCCGAGACGTTCTTCATGTAGTTGGATTTGTATGCTTGGTTGTACGATGAGAATTTTCTCATTGCATCTGCGTTCTGTTGCATACCTCTTGTGTAGGCGTGGACGCCGCAGTTGGGAAAGACCGTTGACCCAAATTGAAGGCCGTAGTTCCCTGTGACGTTATTGACGGCGTGAAGATCAGAAGCACCCTTCATCTTGGACCACTGGGTCATTGAATATGGAGGGGTTGGGCCATAGAACTCACCATTAATACCACCGCTACTTAGATTGACGTACTCGACATACTGAGGTCGTTGGTAGTTTTCGACGAAGACGCGATCCTCTGCGCTATTGCAACCTGCGTTCTTTGTTGCGAACGAATCTGCGCATGCTGGGCGACCGGCGCTGTCGTAGCCGTTCCAGATTGGACAGACCATGTTCCCAGGGTTGAGGAACCGGTCACTCTGGACTTTGGACGCGTACGCGGGATCGATTTTGCATGTACGAATTGAAGCTTCAAGACTGATATTTCCTGCCATTATGATTCTTTTTATTAGACAGATATTTTTGTACGATAACTTAACAAGGCATTATATAGGTTAACTTGATCCGTTTTTGACTTTGCAATAGTTTTCCACACGTGGTTTACGCGAGTCGAATAGATTGTGTCTTTCTGCCCTCCCCAACAGTGTTTTAAAGATGTTTTGGAACTGCTTGCCATGCCCAATCTCTGGGCATATTGTATGTGCCAGCTCGTGCAGCGTCACGTACGTGAGCATGTTGTCGTCGTATACCTCCCCGTTAGCCTCCGTACACAAGTATATCTTCTGTTTGTTAATGGTATAGGATGAGTCTCCCTTCATCAGCTTCACGAATTTGAGTTCAGGAAACACAGGGGACAGCTTATTCCGCAGCCTCATCACGGTAGGTTCGTTCTCTAGGTACCTTTCATAACTGGTCTTAAGAAAATACCAGGCGGTCATGAACATAAAGAACAAAATGATCAAAGTAAGTGTTTGCATTTTCTATTCCGATGATAGTTTTGGGACGACTCGACCCAGTTTCATTACCCTACCCACAGGGTAATGAAAACAGAAAACAAACACACTATCCATTATAAGACCACTGTGTTTTACAGACCGTACATTGAGCCATAGTCGTCATTGGTTCATCGGCCGCACGTGTCTGGACCGAGACCGAAAACACCTTCAAGCTACCGCATTTCTTGCATTCGACGACACCTTCTTCAGCCTCGAACGGATTAAGGATGTAGTCGTCTTGTTCCTGCTGACTCCGTCTGTCGTTGTCAAATAGGGCGTGCTCCCACCCCAATTTACCTCGTTTGATCACTTCTTCTATATACGTTTCGATTGTTTGGTCGTACTTGGACAAATCATCGTAGACCTGACTCCAAAGCCACAATTTATCCTCTTTTAATTGTAAACTCAGTTGGTCCAAAAGGGTGTCTATGATTTCATACACAGTATTATCCATGGCTTAATTATGTTAGTATTCATACGTGTTCAAAAATCATTTATCTACAAAATGAACGCCATCTTCTCAGAAAAGGATCCCAATGTTAAGGTTTTGATACCTTGGTTCCAAGGAGATCTGTCTCTATACTTCAACAACGAGACGCATCAAATCGGCTTTCTCGACCGTGAAATCTATGCCATGTGCCCAGAACTGCGCTACCCTGAATGTACAATTACCACTCCCCAAGATCCACTTTCAATCGAAGATGCAAGGAAACGTAAAATATACCTAGTCTTAAAACATGGAAAGTGGATTTCACCTTACTTCTCTCTCAAAAATGTAAAAAATGTAATGTGAGTAGCTATCTCATTATCCCTCAGGATAATGAGAATCGAACGTCGTCTTTACGTCTTTACTTCATTAGCATTTCATCTTCGATGCGCCATTTACGAACTAGCTCATTTGACAGTTTCTTCACGAGTTCGTCGTTTTGCTTGTTCAACTTGTTGTTCGATTTGTACACATCCAGCATTTCTTTCATTCGCGAATTTTCATAAGTGAGATTCACTACTTTGTCTTCTAGTTTCACTATCCTTCCTCGGAGAATATCGTTTTCCTTACTTAACTCAACCACTTGATATGTTGTTGTCATTTTATTACAACAGTATGATATAAGACGTGATAAATTCATCTTTTCAGTTAGTTTACAAGGCCTAAACACCTAAAGACTCTATGTTTGATGACCGCTATGTTGCTGATAGACTCCTCAGGTTTCTGAATCTCTCTAAGCAGTTTTTCAATATCCTGTTCCCTTATTTGTCTCTGAATGGGTGTGGATGGACGAATACCGGATGGACCAGCCACTATCTCATCTTCATCCTCAGTGATGAGCTCGTCGTCAACAAGCGGACGAATCTTAGGACGAATACCTGATGGACCAGCCACCATCTCATCTTCATCCTCAGTGATGAGCTCGTCGTCAACAAGCGGACGAATCTTAGGACGAATACCTGATGGACCAGCCACAGGGTCCTCCTGTCTCAATGGGCGCAAGATCTCATCACTTTCATCCGCAGTGATGAGCCCGTCGTATGTAGCCCGATCTACTACACTCTTAACAGCCTCTCGCGCCTGCTCGTCGCTCACAACTTCCTCCAGTCTTATTGGATCTATGTCTATATTACTTATATCTTCCATTGCCTCATCGATGGTCATCCTGACCGAAGACCTGTCAGTTTTATCTTTTACTTTGTCTATGATTTCATCAGCCAAGCTGTTACTGATGCTCTTTGCGATTGATACGCTACTAGCAACACTGGACATGGTGGATCTTGACATACTAGAAGAAATAGAGGAAAGTCTAGAAAGCGAGCTAGCTCTAGAACTAGCTCTAGAAGAAGAACTAACTCTAGAAGAACTAGCTCTAGAAGAACTAGCTCTAGAAGAACTAGCTCTAGAAGAGGAAAGTGAAAGTCTAGATCTAGATGAAAGCGAGCTAGCTCTAGAAGAACTAACTCTAGAAGAACTATCGGTTTTCTCTGCAATGATTTCGGTAGCCACGGCTGCTGTACTTACTGGTTCACCCGTTGAGATGCGTTGCTCTACGATGACCTGCACATCTTCTATTCTTGGGGCTTGTTCTCCTACATCCTCCACCCTCTCAGATATGTTAGTGATAAGCTTGTCTGCAATCATAGCGGATTCATCTTGAATTTCTTGAGCCCTGAGAGGCATGTTGCGGAGAATTTGGGCGGCCATGATCCTATCTAGAAGCACGGGCTTTGTAAGGGACTTTCCTTTGATTGCGAACTCCGCGGCGTACAGAACCATGCTGTTCTTTGTCACTAGTTTCAGAAGTTCAGCCTTGGTCATATCTCTGTCTAGATTCGTGAGCGCGTAGACTACGGCTCTGGGGACCATCCCTGTGGGAATGGCATCAATGATAGGTGGTGTCGATGCGCGTGTGACGACGGGGGAGGGAGTGCGTGTCCGTGGTGGGGAAGCTCCCCTTGGTGTAGGTATGGACATGATCTGCCGCGCCGCGGCTATTTCTATTTCGACGCATAGTTCTTTGATTGTCTTTTTCTTCCCCCCCTCCTTTGTAATGGCTATCCCGTAGTCTTGGGCTACGGCTACAACGTCTTTGCGGAGGTTTTTGTCGCATTTCTTTTTGAATTTGGCCACGCCGATGCCGCTTGGCGTCGGCGGACGCGTCGGAGTAGGCGTCCTCCTACGCGTCGGTGTAGGCGTCCTCCTACGCGTCGGTGTAGGCGTCCTCCTACGCGTCGGTGTAGGCGTCCTCCTACGCGTCGGTGTAGGCGTCCTCCGCGTCGGCGTCCTACTCGGCGTCCTTGAACGTCCTCTTCTTGAGGCTGGGCGTGGCGTTACATTGTCTCTGAGGAACTGGATGAGGTCTGCTTTTTTTAATTTAGACCAGTTTTTTAGGTTATTGGTTCTTGCAATATCCTTCAACTGGGCTACTGTCATAGATTCGAAGTCCATTTTAATTCTCTTTATTATTTTTATATCATGTTTTTCATGTCTCGTTGTTTGATAGATGAACCAAGGCTTAATTATTATGTTGTTATAAAAATACTATGGAAAACTATAACTCTAGAAACTCTTTAGTCATTGACGATAAACTATCCCAGTACCTGGAAAACCAAGGTCCCACCGTTCTCCATGAGGAACCAGGCGGGCTGAGCACAATCGAACAAGGGGGCGCGCGCGCGGAAGGGGAGCAATTTTCGGAAGACATCATCATCCCGCCCCTGAACACGGACATTAGGTTTAGTGAATACCTACCCCTCCATACACCCACAGAAGCAGAGGCTGAAGGGCACTCTCATTCACATCCTCACGCGATTGTTCAGGAGAGCTTTTTGCAATATGCTGTAGACCATGCTGACGAAGAAGGGTCGTCTTATGCATATGATCCACACAAGCATGATCATCCAAGCGAGAAGCACTCCCGTGAGCTGCATACCCATGAACACACACATGAGAACTTTTCATGGGCTATCTCAACCGATCATGATAGTCCACTCGATCTGGTCAAAAAGAGTTTGATAAGTAAAGTTAACACACAACATGCTTGTGGATCTTGTTGGGATATATAATTACATCGTTTTCATACATCTTTATTCATTATTAAATTAATTATACATAATGATGTGTTATGAATATATATTCCATCTACAAAATGGAAACTACGATACAAACCATTCTCAAAGACTACCCCGGTAGTCAAGGCACCTCAACTGTTCGACTACTACGAAAAACAGCCAAAACAATGGACCTGCAATCCATCGACATCCCCTCGTTTATCAGAGACAGACATAACCGAATCAGGATAGACGCCTTCAGGATCCTGAAGGCGCTCAACTACGACGTTTCCCAGTATGAGCAAGAACTAACCCAATACGAACAGTTTGCTGCAAACCTCAAACAAAACAATCGAAGAGATCTCCAGACAATCTTCTATAACTACTACATCCCATTATACAACAAATTCGGCAAAGACCTGGCTAATGTCGATACCAAAGAACTAACCGAATTTATAACTTCAGATAGGTTCCCCGTCTCAGAGCTTCTTGAAAAAGTATTAACCATAGGAAACGCTCCAAAAGACGTACTTGCACATGTCTTTCGCAAGAAAGAGTTCCTGGAGGATGTATCTTCTGTACGGGCCATTCTACGTAAATATGTCTTGACAACGAGAAAGAAGACGTTAAATATGAGCAATGTCGATTTGAAAAAGATCCTATCCTCCCTCACATGTAAATATACTGACATCCCCTCTCTTTCATTTGAAGAGGGAAAAGCCTTCGTGTGCAACAGCTACAGAGCCAACCTCATATGCACCAGGAAATTAGATATCCTTGGCGCGTTCAATTGGCCATATATGGACGAAATACAAGAATACCAAAGGATTACCGAAGAAAAACTAAAAATCATTGACCGAGTAGAACTTGGAAAACTCTCCGGTTTGCAAGCTCTGATGCATCTCGAAAAAGCTCTTCAATGCGATTTGTTTCAAGTCACTGATATGGATATCCAAACACTTGAAGACAGGCTCAATGAGGCGCGTCGTAGTAGAATCATATACACAATACTACTGGAATATCTAGGACCCACGTACATGGACCAACTTAACTTACAAGACCACGTCATAGGAGTCACTCTTAAAGACAGGTTCATGAAAGTTGCCGACGAGTGGACCAAGACCGTCTTTCAAAACATATATCGATACTTCGAGGTAGTATCAGAGACGACCACATCTGTGTTGGAACATAATATGAAAAAGATCGAGTACAGTATGATTGTTATCTTCTTAGATCTAATTGATTACATCCCATCAGATACGACATTGCAAACATTCTTCCACTCGGCAACCATTGAGAAGTTAACAGATTTCATGTTCCATCATGGTCGAAATCTCAATGTCCAGAATGAACGCGTCAAGAACCAGATTGATACCCACCACGCAAAGAGACGCCTCTTCCAGATTTTAAGGATCTTCAAAAGCGAACCAATCAGAAACATCTTACAAATCGACCCCGGCCTAATCAAGGTAAACATACTCCTCAATCGGATCGAAAATAAACGTGAGCTAAACGAGGAACGACAACCATACACAGACCAAGAGATTGACAGTCTCTTCTCAGCATGTGAAGGCGACATCAAATGGACCCTCATCCTCACGTTTTTCAGGGAAGTGGGTCTTCGGGTAGGAGCTATGTGTAACCTGAAGGTGAGCGACGTCGTTAACAAATTCCTACAACCAAAACATGAAGGACGCTCACTCGAGAAAGGAAACAAAATCAGAAAATTCATCATTGGCCCCAACCTCAAACGTAAGATAGTCAGCTACACCCACAAATACGAAACATTAATCGATAAAGACAACATGGATGATCAATTCATGTTCGGTCTAGAGAAAGGCAAACGCCCATCAATCTCTCACTTTGAAGGCCATCTTAAAATTATTGCCAAAAAAGCAGGCCTGTCCACCAATGTGTACCCTCATCTATTTAGACATACATTGGTCAAGGTTCTTGAGGATTCTGGAAACACAATGAATGAAATTTCTAAATTCATGGGACACAGCAACGTAGACACCACTCAGAAGTGGTATTCGATCAGAACGTTACATGACATCGTCGAGAACATGAACAACCCCTTCTATGATGTTTCGCAGGCCCCAGAGGAAGCTCAAGAAGAATATGAAGACGAACTCTCAAGAGCTAATACAAAGCTCGAGACATGTGTATCCATCATTTCAGGTATAATGACCACAATCTGCGATGAAGATAGAATAAAGATTTTGGAGAGGATGCCCAACATAGACAAGGTGATGCGAGTGATCGTTGATAGCGCAGGTTCCACGACCACATACACACGATCAATACACGACTTTATCTAGAAATTGAATCAAATTCACAACAGTAAAAAGGCATAATCCCCTCAGTTGGTAAATTATAAATTGAATTTTTCTCTCAAGATCTATATCTAAAAAAACAAAACATGAACAACGAACCCCAAACAATCAAATTCCAAGGTAACAATGTATACCTACTCAACGACCTGCTCATATTTGACAGGTCGTTCTTCGTTGGATGCATACGCGAACCAAGGAAAACGATCCAAAAGAAAAACATACACGAAAATCAATATTGGTTCGCAACGTACAGCAAACGGACCAATATGTGGTCTCCAGCAACTCCTGAAAGTAGGAAAGCCAAGATCCTCATATCTGAGGACTGGGTTCATAACAACTTACCCAAATTTACAGGAGACCAGGATACTTACAAATATAGACCTCTACCTCCTTTGTTGGTTCTAAGTGAAGATGAAAAATTCAGAGATCAATATGGAGACACACACGAAGTAGAGGTAAGAGGTGAGAAGACAAAAGAAGGCATCCGGTTCAAATGCGAAGACATAGCTCGGGTGTTTGAAATGCAAACACTAGATACACATATAAATAGGATGCTGGATAGCTCTGATTTTGAAGTGTTTTGTTCTGACATGACCGCCAATTGGGCGGTCATGGCAGAACAAAGAGAACAAAACACTGGAGGTAATCCAACTTCCACGTATCTGACATATAACGGACTCCTCAAGATCATCTTCGCCTCCAGATCAGGCGTCGCCTACCGATTTCACGATTGGGCCACCGACATCCTATATGCAGCTCACCTCGGTACAGATGAAGAGAGGCTAGATGTAGTAGCGGCCGCATTAGTGTTACCATTAGTGGACACAGATGTGGAAAGCGTGAGGAAATACTTTGAAGAGCAGATGAGGATAAAAGATGAACAATATCAACAAGAAAAGGAACAATATCAACAAGAACTCGAACAATATCAACAACAACTCGAACAACAACAGGACTACATTTCCATCCTCAAGGACATCTCCGTCTCAGACAACCAACGCAACTGCTCAGAGGTCATCTACATAGCCACCTGCGACTCCTATGCCAAACGTAACAGATTCAAGATCGGAGGCGTCCAGTCCTCAGATAAGCTGCAGCAGCGGCTCTCGACCTACAACACAAGATCCGCGAACGGAGACATGTTCTACTACTCAGATATCTTCATGGTAGCAGATTACCACCACGCTGAATCCAGAGTCAAGGACCTCATAGGAAGATTCGTAGACAAGAAGGGAAAGGAGTTTTACCAGCTCCACTACATTGAACTGAGGGAGATCATCAAGTACATATGTGAGAGGTATACAGAGGAGGTTGATAAGATAAATGAGGGCCTGTCCAGATTGGTAGCAAGCCTCAATGTTCAGAGATTGAGACCTGTTGTACCGAGACCTACAAATCATGCCTCATATGTAAATGTAGTAGATGGGATTCCGCATAACAAGGTGATTACAAATCCGGATGAAGAAGAATTCAGGACTCAGATTCGTCATTATTTGTCCGGGTTGCTATATCCGGTGGCGACCATCCATAGGAGAGATGTATTCGACAATGTCGGTTTGAAGGTGAATAAGACGTTGGCTTGGAAGTGGATAAAGCAAGAGGTGGGAGATTTCAATCCGGAGTTATTGAATAAGCTTCAGTACAGATAATCTTGATAATCTAATCGCACCCATGTCAATCTATATCCTCATGAGGATATAGATAATCTGGATAATCTGGATAATCTACTCATCGATCTTGTTGAGAGGAGTCTTAACTGTAAACCCGCCTATCTTGGCCATGTTCTTCATACGTTTCTTACGCTCACGGTCTTGACGCTCTTTGTCTGAGGTCTTATCTTTCGCTGTTTTGGTGATAAGGAACTTGGGCATCATCTCCTCTTGTTCGGGTTTCTGGAGCCATGGGATGTTGGCCCTTTTGGCGACGTCTGCAGAGGACTCCTTCAGGTAGAACATCTCTGTCGTTGCTATATTGGCATGCCCCATTAACTTGGAGACATCGTGGATATTATTCCCAGCCTCGAGTAGCAAATGACCGTAACTGTGACGCAACGAATGAGGATGGAGATGTGTTCCCTTCATTCCAGCCGCTTCACACCATCGATGAAAAGCTTTTCTGACAGATGCTTCCCTGATATAAGGGATATCTCCTCGTCCTGGAAAGAGATAGACTGAACCGTTGTTTGGACGCTTAGTTTTAATCCATAGTTCTATCAAACCATTGACATGGTTGTTTATTATGAATGTGAACCATTTGTTTCCCTTTTCAATCGTACGTCCGGTCTGCTTGACAACGACTGTGTTTCCTGATACCTCGGCCACATGTTCTAGTTTAATTTTAACGAGACCTCCGATCCTCATTCCCGTCGTTACAAATAACATGTACATCAACTCGTCACGAAGAGACCCCTTAACCTGATTATAAAGTGTATCGAGCTCATGTACTGATAGTCTGTGTTTGTCGCTCCCATCGTCTTCGATGATCTTATCCTTCTTGACGATAAACTGTTTGAAGACATGCTCAGGAATGTCGAGCTCTAGAATGTTTATCAGGAAGATCTTGAGCCATCTCAAGTTGTTCTGGTTTAAGTCTAGTTGCTTTACAAAATCTGAGTCTATTTTGATAGCCAGGTATACCTTTTCGTCATCGTCAATAGTCGCGGTCTCGATACCCAATTTAGGCATCATTTTCTTACAGAATCTAACGATATTGCTTATGGATGCATCGGATCGATTATTGGTTGTCCTTTTAATGATATCGATCCAGTTGGCATCATCTGCACACACCTCCTTTTGTTTGATGATCGTTTGCGTATGTCTGATCTTATCAATAAATGCCGGTGACAATGCGGTCATACGCATGAATCGTTTCAGGATGCTTGATATATTACGTGAGGTAGAGACAGCCCACCCTGAGTCTCTCAGTGCTTCTGCCATGTGTTTCGAGAAGAGCTGACATTCATCTAAATTAGTCGTAGCTCTTTTTACAAGGAGACCGTAATCAGTGGCTTTGTACATCCTAAACAGGATTTGCTTCAAGAGGTCGGTGGCCATAGTGAGGGATGCGAGGGATGTCGTCTTGGGGCAATTATCAACGAAGTAGCTTTTTAACTGAATAAAACCATCTGTTTCGGGAATATATCCATCATTTATTTCTAGTTGTGTATCCATTTTTAATATACACGTATTGTTTATAAATCTATTTATTTTGATAAAAATGGGTCCATCTTGGCTCGTGTCGCTGCAAATAACTCAGACAACTCTTGACGTTGGGCCGGTGTAAGTAATGCTATCTCACATAAGACATCCTGACAACGTTTATGTTCTTGGTCAGAGACTGATAATCGTGTCATCATTTCAGCTAACTCATGTCGATGCTCTTCTTCCAATCTATCTATTACAATCTGCTTCTCACGAGACCTGTCCCGTATTCGCTTCTCTGTATCAGCACGCATGTACTCACGCTCCTTCTTCAAATCCTCTACTTGATTGTTTAGCATAGTTACTTCCCTCTTCAATCCTTCGTTAATCAACTCAGCATCGTGCACACGCGCCATCAAAATCTTTACCTCACTAGAAAATTTAGTATAGATATGTTTGTAAAGACGTTTTACGCTAGACATATCGTCTCTGTTTATAACAACTAATTCAGTATAGTTATGACCTTCAGCATTGAACTCGATATGATGGTCTCTGAACTGGTCTCTTAGCATGTTCTCAGCCGGTACGCAATCCTTTACATCGACCGGTGAGAACAGATTCAGCTTCAACCTTGTATTGGTCATAGCACCATAGTCTCCAATATGCTTTTCCGTCCTTGTATACAGACTGTTAGTCCTCCCATACTTATAGACAGACCCTCTCATGTCTGTGCGTTTCAATTGAGGATAAGCTTTGGCCATTTCTGAGAGTTTCCCAACTTCGAATAGGTACACACAGGGCATTTCAGTTATGCAAGTCCTGAGAACCTTTTTGACCAGATCCGCATTTGTACCAATGATATCATTGGCTGCAACGTCGATTCGCTCGTCAGTGGTGCCGAGGTGAGCAGCGTAGATCATTCTGGAAGCCCATTTACGAAATTTCTTAGCTATACACGAGTTAGACCGGTATATTACAGTGAGAAGCCCATCATATGTTAAATATAAAGATGCTTGGTGAACAGCCATTTGTTTGGGCAGTCCCGTCAATTTGACGGGACCGCCCGAATAAAATATTTCATACTCTGTATTCTCTAACATCCTCGCGATATTAGATACTAATGTATCCATCTCAAAGATATTACCGATATCCTCACATTTGAACCGAATACATGTTTCAGATTTATATCCTCTGACCTCAACTTCATACACGTTTTTTCGTGATCCTCCAATTCAATAAGAGGTGGAAGGGGTTTGTACTTGTAGGCATCCTGTTCGCCAGTAAATTTAGGGAGATTGTTGTGAACCCAATCCTCAGATATGAGGATCTTGGCTTTCCTGCTTTTGGGAGTTGCTGGAGACCACGTATCGGTTCGTTTACTGTATGTAGCGAACCAGTACTGGTCGTCGGGTATGTTTTTCTTTTGGATTGTTTTCCTGGGTTTGTCTATACATCCTATAAAGAACGGTCTATCAAATGTGATAAGATCGTTGAGAAGGTAGACGTTGTGTCCTTCAAATATGAAGGGGTGTAGATCGGCTTGACCTTCATTTATACCTGCCATTTTATATATGTTTGTATGTAGTTAAGTCATTATCACATTAATAATGATTAGATGTCTATTTTGATGTTAATTATTGAATAACTGTTAATAGTTTAGATGTATGACTTTTTTATTATCATGTAACCTTGGAATGATGTTATGTACATATGTTTGGATATGTATTGATTACACACTATTTACGAATAGAAATGTATGGGAAATTGTTAAGAGTGAAAGTGTTGGGCGGTTAGTATCGCCGACACGATGAGTGACTGTTTCGTCGTCTCGGGAGCGGTTGGTTGGGCGCCCAACATCAGCGCCACCCACCTCATGTCCTGTATACCTACGGGACACAACATGTGCCTCGGAGGAAACCCCGCCGCCGTCACCCCCTACCTAGAACGTGAAGGCGTTGCAGATACGTCATGCGTGGACTATTCCTGGTGCTCTGGAGACAACGAATTGTGCAAGAGCGTGTCATCGGCACGCCACTTTGACGCCAAAACATTGGCCACCAAGCTCAACCATAACATCCCCAAACCGTGTGGCTGCTACTATAAAGGTGTCAAGAAGTATCTCTACCAGCTCGACTACGGCAGCGACGCCTTCTTCATTAATAAAAATGCGTCTATTAACATCTTCAGAAACACAGTCAAGAGCCACATCCTAGACTTTGGACCAGTGATTGGGGGCTACGTGGTATTGAAAAACTTCTTCACTGGCAATTTCACAGATCCCAACTTCAATGGGGGTGTGTATCTCGATCGCGCTGATTACAACGGGTATCAGGGAGGAAAACTGAGGTTTAGCGATAAAATGACAAGCGAGACCATTGGGCTACACGCAATCAGTATCGTCGGATGGGGCGTTGCCAACAACATCCAGTACGACAACAACAGGACAGGGGATGTTCCCTACTGGCACTGTCGCAACTCATGGGGAGAAAAGTGGGGTAACGAGGGCGGCTACTTTAAGATGGCTATGTACCCCTTCAACAAGATATCACAATTCGACAAACAGGTCATGACAGACCTTGGAGGACCTGTGGGCTCCATGATCCTCATTCGCGCAACAAAACGTCCCAAGGTGGTAGATCTTAATCAGATATCTGAGCAATATAGGAATAAGATCAATAGGCAGCGGACAAACACGTACTACATGGCCACTCCTCAGAAGGTACGCGAGATAAACAGGCGCGGCTTGCTCGACATTGACATTGACGTGGGTAATGGAGACCGCAATGACTTTAGAAATAAGGATAGCAACACCGCATGGCTCATCATCACCGTCATCGTGATCGGGGTTTGGTGGTGGATCCAACGCTAATTGAGTTTTGATTCCATTTTTGAGTTACCCATTCATACCAACGTCGAAATACTGGGATCTTTCTCACACCTTATCAAAATGGGAGAACATGTAGTAGGACGTTTAGTCCAAACAAGTCAAAAACAACAGTATCAACCAGGAGACTGTAGATGTTTCCATTGTTCCGCATTCAGCGCGCGCGTACCCTGCCATTCGACACACAACATCACGGACTGGCAGATTGCAACAGACTCCTGCTGCGGAGGCTTCTGCACATCGCAGCCCCGTTGCGCGCATCCAGATAGGGACGAGTGTGAAATCGGCCGCAGCACCCAGGGACAAGACCCACTCATATACTATGGATGGGACAAACAAGCACCAAACCTCAAATGTATATACAATCTAGACAAAATCGATACACGGGCACAGGTGCTCGCCTACAAAGATAAATTTGGCGAAAACAACGATATTGAGGCGAAGTATTGTACTCAGAAGGTCAACAAATGCCCCAAGGGAATGAATGAATGTAGTCGTCTGAAATCTATAGGAGAGGGGGGTAACGAGTGTAGGATATGGTTTGAGAGACAACCCATTCATGTCAAGGACGCCACCATGCAGAACTACTGCCTGCGTCATAACACTGAGGATTGTAAATGTATCAATAGAGCCGAGAACACCGCGTATCAGGCGATGAAAGGGGCCCACTCAATCAATGACGGTTGCTGGTACACAGCTTGTGCTAACAGGTCAAAATACCTCGTACCAACCCAACTCACAAACCCCACATGCCCAGACAAAATGTGCCAGGTTATATTTGACATCATCGAGGATGGAAATGTATCCATTGACCATGTTCAGAACGATATCGTGTGTCAATTTGATAAACACCCTTCACAACCCCCCTCAAAACATGTACCTCCAAAAATTCCAACTCCAATAGATACCAATGGAGACGAGCTTGAGACAGACAAGACATTCATTCAATTTGCTAAACGGTACAAATACGAGTTGTTCGCAATTGCTATCCTTATAATAGTGTTGATTGTCGTTGTCACTCAGTTTTAACCCAATGACAGGTATGACAGGTATGACTTGGTTAAAGCAATTCATTCTGAAATATTTTCCTCAGTTACCAAAAATGTATTACAAGGACAGTCCATACGGCCATGCTTCATACCCTCAGCCAGGATACACAGGAGGTCAGTATCCAACAAGGACAACACCACTTCTTCCTCACGATTACGATGATCGTGAGATGATGTACGGTAACGTCGCTAACACCATGGATACAATCAAAGCCTATTTCACAAAACCACTGGTAATCGTCATCACCGTGATCTTGGTCTTAATCATCATTGCGTGGCTCATGGGTAGCAGCAAGGAAAAATACTACCACTACTAGAATTTCGAATTTCGAGAATTTCGAGAATTTCGAGACGTTCATTACTCTAGGAGTAATGAACCGTTACGCTAGCGCAGATAAATGGGTTAAACGTGCTGCTCGACAAATTGCTTCAGCGCAGCAAACGATCGGTCGTGCCCTTTGTAGGGAACCCGTTTCTTTTTGTTGACGTAAAGGATGTAACTGGGGATAGTCTCCAAATTGGGGTAGATGTTGTTCAACACACCTGATGATTGAATATCCTTCTCACTCTGACGGTCCCCATCTATTTGGATTGTCATACACGTCACTGTTCCGTCGTTACCCAATCTTTGGAAATCGGGCTTTGCACTTGTGCATCCACTACAATAACTCCCTTGAATCATGACAAAGACAGGTTTATCCCCTAGTTGTCCAACCAAGTCACCCGTATCTGCGAAGTCAGAGCGCTCGAGATACCCAATAGGATGTTTTAATTCAGCCATTTTGTGTTAATAAAGAAAAGTTTATCCTCTAACTTACACCGGTTCGTCTCACGCAGCAAAAGTGTAGGGCGTTCTAACCCTTTCAGCATTCTCTGATCATTCAGACGCTGCTGGACACACTCGGTTGGAACCAATGTGCCGTTGCCATGAACGCTCAGCTTTCTCTTTTCGAAAGGGATTCACATTTCATTGGTAGCGTGATCGGGAACGAGAGGAGGATCGTCGTCGAGAGGCGATTGGTCGAGGAGATGCTGATCGTCGTCGAGAGGCGATTGGTCGAGGAGATGCTGATCGTCGTCGAGGAGCTGATCGTCGTCGAGGAGCTGATCGTCGTCGAGGAGCTGATCGTCGTCGAGGAGCTGATCGTCGTCGAGATGCTGATCGTCGTCGAGATGCTGATCGTCGTCGAGATGTTGATCGGGAACGAGAGGCGCGAGGAGGGCTGCATTCGAGAACCAACCTTTTATATATGTCGCGCTTGTTTGAGATACGACGACCTGTACGTGGATTGACTTGTGGATTTAGAGCGAACTCTGCACATGGATCACACTTACCGCGCATGCGTCTAAAAGCAAGCTCCCCCCGTTTAGTAGCTGAATATACTTTTCCTGTAAGGGGATTCACACCCAAACGCCATTCGTCACAGATCGCTTCAAGCTTTTTTCGACTCGCTACTTCTCTCTCTACTTTATACGAATTCATTTTAATTAAACGATATTTATTTATTTGACCCACCTTCTATGCAGATGTGTTGAGAAAAATGGTGTTGTTATACTATCATATATCATATAACCTAATGCCAATAAAATGGACGAATACGAACGCATTATACGAGATCAAACAGTGGAGGTGTACGAAGAATGGAGTTCGCGCTCAAAACGGAGTATTGGATTGTCACGCGATAAAAAGAGGATGGTCATACCGCCTTATAACACAGACATACGAAACCGCCTCTTTATAGATGAAGCTGTGATACCAGGAGATCTTATCAACCCACATTCCATAATGTACATGAACGTGTTACAGAGTATCCCTGAGACTTTTTCATGGGGTATACCAACTCATTCTGACTCACGAGAAGTACGTGAGAAGAAGCGTTTGATAGATGGTGTTAGGGACCAATACCTATGTGGTTCCTGCTACGCGGTGACGCTTGCACAGGTCCTCTCCGACTGCCACGTTGTCTCTGGTGTTGTCTCGTGGTCACCGAATGTATCAGCCACATCCATTATGGCCTGTTTCATAAAAAGCAATCCGTGCAATGGCGGCAACATAGCCCGTTTATCGCGGGAGCTATCAATCTCTGGAGCCATGGACAAGACGTGTATAGACTACTCTTGGTGTTCAGAAGATAAATGGTGTACGAACAGACAAGGCAGGGACGAGTTCAATGTCAATGTGAACTACCTTGACAGACTAAACGCAAACGTACCTACCACGTGTGGGTGTTATTTCAATACAAAGCGTAAGTACAAGTACAAATTCGACGGCCCTGGACAATTGGTGCACAATGGGGGGAGATTCAGACGAGTGTATAAGACGATGGTGAAGAGACATATTCTTCAGTACGGTCCTGTGATTGGTTCATTCGCTGTGTACTCTAACTTTAACAAGTTCCTAGTTTATGGCAACGAGATCAACAGCGGTGTGTACTTTGAAAACGGTCACTACACTCCGGGAATGACAGCTATGAGCTGGAATATTATGACCGGTTCTATCAGAGGATTCCACGCGGTCTCTGTAATGGGGTGGGGTGTGGCGAAGAACATTGAGTACGCGGAGGGTCAGTTCGGGGATGTTCCGTACTGGCACTGCCGTAATTCATATGGCCGCTATTTAGGAAACGAAGGTTATTTCAGAATGGCCATGCACCCATTCAACACAGCTGGAGGGCAGCTCGATTCCCTCTTTTCGGTGGGACGTGTCTCAGGAATTGGAGGAATCATCCTGGTCAAATGCACCTCTCCTCCTATTGAGGTTACGCCAGACAAGATCAGTGAGGCCAAGTTGAAAGCAATCAAGCGGTCTCGATACGACGCGTTCTACGAGGCCGACCCTGCGAAGGTGCGGCACATATTTCAAGACACCTCAACATTCAGGTGGTGGATCGTTGTGGGACTAATCATCATAGCAGCATTTGTCATGTTCACACTCAGGACGCGAATGTGAAGTCGATCTACAATCTTCTTGGATCAAACAAAATGGTGGAACAAACATTATTGCTGTCAAGCCCGAAGGCACAACCTTTCGGGCTCTTGAGTAACAAGTCCGTGCTCGATTTTAGAGTAGGAGCCGTTGCTGTACCTGACGCCAATTACAGTTTCAAGCACGGGTGTTGGAAGACCGTGAACCAATACGTGTACGTAAACATGTTCAAGACGGAGAAATACAGACATCTAATGAGCGAGATGCTGGCCCACCCATTTGACAACATGCTACGTCTTCGTGAACAAGAAGACGTGTCTATTTATAACGATGCGTCTATCAAGGGTTTGCGTGAGCGGTTCAGACAGCGTGCGGAGCTGAGGGACCGACTTTATCAAACACGAGGCAAGCAACTCGTGCACGACAACAAACACATTATTGTGCTGCTCAATCAGCTACGACTGCAAGACCAACAAGCTGTGTATGACCCAAAACAGAAAAAAGAGGTGCCGAGAACAGAGGTTCTCCAGGTCATCAGCGGTGTGGAAGATGAACTATCCATAAACCCCTCGTTGCCAGACTTAGACTTTGTGGATCTAAAGAAGTACGCAAAGCGTACTTACAAAGACCTCCCATTGGACGATGAGATCTTTCTCGATATCAATCACATCGTTCCTGTAGTCAAGTACAGAGTTCGCGAGCGCATCTGGAAGGAGGAACAGAACCGCTTCAAGGATCATCTGTTGGACGTCTTCTTGGACCATATTCTTGAGGAGCACTATCCGAATGTGGGTCGGTCCGAGTACACACAGGCAAAGCAGCAACAAATAGCCAAGGAACCGCGACTTCAGGTATACAAGGATCAACTATATCAACTATATGATGCAAGGGGGAAAGATTACGATGTTATTTTTAATCGCCTTCGTTTCACTCCAGATAAGACGCGTTGCGAGATGCGTCGCAACGCTCGTCAGATCAAGAACAAATTGCTCGCCACTCCAGAGACAGAGACAGACATCTTGGGCACAGTGCTTCGAGACATGGAGGACCTCAACAACCTCCGCGTTCCTCCTGTCATGAGGGAAAAGATCTACATTCAACAAGATGATCCGTTCCTACCTCATTACTTGGAAGATGTGATCATTGACGGCAAGAAATACGCGTCCGCGGTTCATTACGCGTACGCGCAAATGATCGTGAATCTGATTAAGATTGGGGAGCTTGACGGGCTCAACATGTTCGATGTCAACACGGTGGCTCTGGAAAACCTCGTTGGTACGTACAACACCATCAAAAGGGATTGGATTAATCATAACCTGAAGGCTAACAATGAAGTGGCAATTGGAATGAAGATGAAACAATACCCGACCCTTGTACACTTACTGCTCTCAACAGGGGATACCAGAATCATCTGGAATGACAAAACTGATCCAGTGTTGGGGGTCGGCAGCGACAACAACGGGGACAACAACATGGGATATTTACTCATGTATGTGAGAGATGCATACAAGAACATGGCATTAGAAAACAGGCTCATATCATCCTATGGGTCTATTGCCGCAAATATATGGACCAATTCATGGATGATGAGTACAGCACAGGACTTGAAAAACACGATGATCCTGTTAAAGAACCCTTCAACTTCTGATTTGGAGATTATTTATAATTTCGATCATGTGAATATCAATATCTCTCCAACGAGAGATGATGTTCAAACACTCTACCTAGCTGGGTTGAATGATGTCCAAATCTCCATCGCGTTTCCTGTGATCGCAGCTATGTACATGCCCATGCGAAACAAGACCGAGCAGCAACTTATGAACGATGAAGCGAATGCCTATTTCAATGAGAACGACTATAGAGGTAGAAAAAATGACTTTATGGAGGATCTAGAATACGCCATAACAAGGTTAACAAAGGTGTATGAGAGGGTTGAGTTAGCAGACAGAGTTGATAAGCGGAAATTTGTCTACAGCATCTTGGCAAATATACAGACGAGCAATAAGGACGACGCGCGATGGAATCGTGTGTACAAGTGGTCTCATTAACCCATTCCATATTTAACTTGCATATTTGACTTGTTCCGATCCATATAGGGTTGAATTGAAACGACAACAAAAATTCTCTCGCGATTTGAAAGTTGAAAATATAGCTCGATAAATAACTTAACTAAGTAATACGATATTAAAAATGAACACGAACATTCTCGTTAATAGCATCGGTACCTTTCTCTTCGAGTTCTTTGAGTATTGCGAAGAACATAATGTGGGGAAGGCACAGGTTTTGAACAATCTCTATGCTGAGTGGTCCGGTCAAGAACAGTCTAAGAAGACGAGAACACTCAGCAATTCGGATTATTCGGATGATGACACATCTGTCGCATCGTTAGAGGTCGTCAAGAAGAAGAAAAAAACTCCTGCCAAGAAGGATATCAATAAGGATAAGGATAAGGATAAGGAACGATCGGTGAAACCTAGGAATGAGCAATCTCAATTGCCAGAAGACTTGAGCAAGAAAAAGCTACGTGAGCTGAAGGATCTACTTAAGGAGCGTGGTCTCCCAGTGTCTGGAAACAAGGCTCTGCTCATCGAAAACCTTCTCAAGTATGAAAATGAACATAAGGAACCACAACCACAACAGGAACACGTGGATCATGATGATGATCATGATCATCATGATGATGATGATGATCATCATATTACTATCAAGAGACCTCAGACCAAGGATAGATTAAACCAGCCGGCTACCAAACAAAAGCATTTTATTGAACGACGGTATGGACATAACATATTGCAATGTCAGTATATGGACGGTTTCTTCGTTCTCGACGATGATAAAACTGTTATTGGATGGATCAAAAACGATGACATAATTGATGTCGATATCGATGACTATGTCGATATCCACCAACTGACCCAAGAACAATGTAAAGCTGCGAGAGATAACAACCTCACATACAATGTTCCTCATAATCTCGATGTAGAATGATGTGTGTCCTATTGATTTCATTCCCTTAGGGGAATCAAATCTAGAATAGAAACCTAAAATATTTTCTAGGTGACTAAAAATGTCTGGTTTACTTAATAACATTGGGGTTGGTCCTGACATCGGGGCTGGTTGTAACTACGCTCAGTTGGGATCATACAATCTAGGATTCAGAGGTATCCGTCCACCGGTTCCTGTCACGTCTGTGTCTGGGTACTATGTTGTACCCGCGTACTCGGCGCCTGGGTATGACACGCTCACGCATGGTTCACCTGGGGGCTGCGGCAGTAGTTCAGGCGGTTACTTCAGTATCGGAAAAGCATACGGTTCGGGTGCGGGCTCCTGCAACACAAAATACGTGGGATCAATCTGTCAATAGTTCACGAGGAACTGTGTATAATTTTTATAACCTTTCAAAGGTTATAAATGATATATTTATGGAAAGGATGTAGTCTGGACATCTCCCATTGCTGCAGATGCTGCTCCGTAGACTTGATGGCTCATATTGGTTTGCGCCATGTCTACCCCACCAATCGTTGTATCGGCGCCACCAGATGCGTTGTAGATAAGGTTTGCAAGAGCGTTGTTGGTTTCGTTATTAACACCACCTAGAACATTCATTGCTCCTTGCTGGAGTACCTGGTTCACATTATTACCCGCAGCAGCAGAAGGGATAAACCAGTTTCCGCTAATGGGTACAATTGGAAGGTCGCCTCTAATGGGATCCCCTTGTCCACGCAGTCTTGAGTTCCTGTTAGCGTACATGTACCTGTCATACACGATGGGCTGCTTCATCTCTCCATCTTCAGTCATAAAAGAAGCGTGGTCCAGCTCCGCGACTGTGTCAGTCGGCCATCCATCAGAAGAACCTGAACCTACTGCCATGTTTAGGACTTGGTTGTAATTCCCGTTAGCATACGATGCTGAATAAGGGTTGTGGGGATCCAGAGGAATTTTAGGGACTCCCAAGTGCTTGCTTTCCTGCCAGCTGTGTTGGGGGTTTTGATATCCTTCGCATACTGGACGTGTACGGAGCTGACAATTGTCTCGAGGGGGCTTTATACAATTTTCAGTACCAGTACCAAATGTCTCGTTACCGGGGATCCCCTGCGCAATCGCGTAGTTGAGTGGATCTGGGGGGTTAGCGTTCTCCTGCAGAGGGTCCTGAGGAACACCCATCCTATTGTAGTTGGGGAACTTCGTCCTCAGGTTGGAACCGTAATTGACGTTTGAGAAGCGAGGACTGAGGATACCTTGGAAGTTGGGAACCTGAAAGAAATCCTGAGTGGTGGGGTCTTTGAACATCTTTTCTACCTTAACCTGTCTACTTGGAAGCATCCAAAACCCTTCTTTCATCTCATCACCACATGTAGAAGCCATGTATACCGCAGCTCCAAGAAGCGCGATGAGTACAGTTGTCAACACTACTTGATTCATATTTTTATAGAGGTGATAGAATTATTTTGGCGAACCACAACCATTAGGTAATATGGGGGTCATGGGAATGGGTAAATTGAATTTAGGCGCGCCGCGACAGTGACAAAATAAACATGAACAGACGTAAAGTAACAAATCTAGACACGCCCACCAAAGACACAGTTTTGGATGTGGAGACAAAGAAGATGGTCCAGTACGTGTCTTCGTCGGTCAACTTCGCGCGGGGCAAGCGCTACAGATGTTGGTGGTGCACTCTTTTCATTGACGCCGAACCAATCGGCTGCCCCATCAATGTTCACCATGACACCAAGACGTACTCAACCGAAGGGGTGTTCTGTTCCTTCAACTGCGTTAAGGCCTACATCGACGAGAGGGAGCGCGTGGACGTGATATACAAGAACAGCCACACACTCCTGGCTCACATGGTGTGCGACATGAGAGGAATTATGCAACCGGTGACCATAGATCCAGCACCCGACAAGCGCCTCCTAGCAGACTATGGTGGGTACATGACCGATGATCAATATAGAAACTGTTTCGATCGTATGCTCTACATTGAAAAAGGTATCATCAAGATGTTCCCGACGACGACTATCTTCCAAGAAGAAGAAAAACTAAACAGGAGTGGATCGTATGTTCACTAAGGCACTAAGGCACTAAGGCACTAAGGCACTAAGGCACTAAGGCACTAAGGCACTAAGGCACTAAGGCACTAAGGCACTAAGGCACTAAGGCAAGGCACTCTTCATATATGCTATTCTGGCATATATGGTTCGACTTGGTCCGTTAACAGTAAGTGCGGAGCCCTCGCTTTTGGAACAGTTCACTGAGGTTGACACTGTTGAGGTAACAGTTATTCGTGCACGCCATCAACCTAGTCCTCGGGAACTGGATCACGCGACCATCGTACATAAGAGTGTTAATGGGGATCTGCTCAATAGGGGCTCCCCCAAAGTAAACAGGCGTGTCTTTGAATTCTTCACCTATCGTAAATCCAAACCTAAGCCAACCATGCTTCTTCAGATCAGAGGTCATGATGAGTGACCGGGTCGCGTCGTTGTTGTTATTGACAACGAGTTCACCGTCATGGATATAAACGATCTGGAAGTTGTCGGCCCTGCGCATGAACAGCACGATCCCATTCCTAACTATGGGGAACTTGAGGGCAATGGACAGCTCGTCCTTTCGCCCCGTCGTAAATAAAGGGTTTGGGATCTGGATCATTGTAGAACCGGTAAAGTACACGATGTTACCTGTGGTGATGTGCCACCAGAGTACTGCCAGCAGGGTGACTATAACGAAGATAGTTAAGACTTTGAAGAGCATTTTATTTATTCATTTCATGAATTAACTCATATATATCTAAGCGATCTGTTTCACACCAAGTCAGGTGAATGGGTTATTATCTTCGGTCTCTATGTTCGTTCTTGCTGTGGGTTAATTTACTGTTTTATGTATGCGTTTTCATAGAGTTTGCACACCTTTCTGGATGCGAGGTTGCCTGGAATACCGATGGTGTATGGAGGTATGTTGCTTGGTTGAGATGTCGTGGACTGGGGTTGTTGTGTGGACTGGGGTCGTGTGTTGTTGATGATGAACTGTTGCATTTTTTGGATGTTGTTTTCGGGTTTCACTTCATCTTGGAAGAACTGCGCGATCTTGCGCCCATTCGCAAAGAGGAGCAGGAGTGGCACGTACTCGATGGGGGACGTGGTCCTGAGGGACATGTTGGGTAGTTTGTTGTTGTTTTGATTTACGTCCATGTACGCAAAGTTGACTCCTCTGATCATTTTGGATAGATAGTTGAATGCTGGTTTGACGTCGGCACAATAAACGCAGTCATTCGTGAGGAAGAACACGAACGAGTAGCCTTGGTCGTTAAGTTTGACGAGTTCACCGTTTTGGATTGCGAAATCGTTTGGTGTCAAGAACATTTTATATACTCTATGTTTCTTTAGCTAGCTAATGCTTACAACTATGTGCTCGCAAATGATACTCATATACTCACGAGTTGGACCGCTGCGAGGACAACAAGGAAGATGAGTGTTTTCACAAACATAAGAAGCATCTCAGAATCTGGCAACATGGTCTTGAGGACGTTATTGACCATCGGCAGACTGAGCACAATGAAGATGACGGTTGGGATGATGAGCTTCTTGAATTGCAGCGACTTGATTACACTGGCTCCATCACCAAAGAGTTCGCGCATCACGTTGATATCAATGTCCGAGGGAGGTTCTTGAACCGAGGGCAGTTGTTTAATTTGATCAGCCATTTTCATGCTCTAGGATATTATTAACCCATTCATACCTGACTTGGTATGACTTGGTCCCTATACTGCATTCTAGGTATATGGGTGGTGTTAATCTGATGATTGACCCCTCTTTTGCTTTTGATGATCTGGGGTGGTTTCAGATATGTACGAGTCGCGGTCTTTGGCCATCTGTTGTGCCAGAGAGGTTATGTCTACCTTATCTTTCTTCATCTGAGTAATGTCGTCATTCGGATCCGGTCTAATATCCAACAACGTCCTGTTCTGAGGATATTGTTCTGCGTGTTCTGGGTGTTCTGGATGTTCTGGATGTTCTGGATGTTCTGGATGGGCCTGCAACGCCTGCATGATTTGGTCTATCCACATGTAGATGTAATCTTGTTCAAACTTTTGCTTGATTTGGTTGGGGGTGGATCCTTTGTAGTACTCGACCAACAGGGTGGGAACATACTCGACACCGTTCTTTCGAAGAACCTCCTTGAAGTCGTCGTTATCGACGCAGACAATGGCCATACCTGTAATTTTGGGAAAGTCGAGAGGTAGACGTTTGATGTATGCGAGTAGGTCTATTGATGCTTGTGAATACTTTGAGTACAAGAGTACGCAGTGTTTTCTGTCCATTTTATATCGTTAATTTTACCTTTAGACAGCAGCTGATACAGTCATCATGTCATTTTTTTTATGTATGTCGATGACGCGGTTGAGGATGCGCTCTGTGAATAAGTTGCGTTTTTCTGCTGTCGCATCGGCGAGGTCTCCTCCCCTGTACTTTTTTGGCACGTTATTGATGAATGGGAAGAATCGGGAGTGGTGGTTTAGCTCGGCAGTTAGGTTGTTCATGCCATATGGCTGGCTGGCGAGAATGTCTGCGATGGACACGATGATAAGTGTGTAGAAGAAGGTGAACGATTCGTTCGAGCCTACGTGGTCTATAAACGCGTCCACGGTATCAGTATCATCATGTCCTTGCCATCTCTGGATGTAGTTTCCTAATTCCCAGTGGAGGTCGATGATCTTGGCTATGACGGGGGTGTCTTCTTTTATGAATCCCAATTCCCGCAGAAGGTCGTTTATGTTGAAGGTCCCGATTTGTTTCATGTTCTTGTCGAGGATAGGAAGGGGACGCGTGCCGCGTATGTAATCACCGCCGATCTTGGGGTGGTTGGTGATTGAGAAGTATATATAGTCGTGGCTCCTTTTGACACCCTCGCCGCTGTTTGGTTGCATCTTACCGATGTCGTGTATAAATGCGATTGCTGCGATTTTGCGTTGGATGTCTGGGTCCGGTATGCCGTACTTAGGGGTGTTAAGGACGAGTTGTTCGGCGAAGAGGAGTGACCAGATCGAGTGTTCGAACAGGTTGCCTGAGTGGAAGTCGACGTTGATGGATTTGTAGAGCGTCATCTGGTCGAGAAGTTGGGTGATCTGCACAGGGGCATCCTTCATGTTGAAGTGCTGCCAGTCGAGGGCGTTGATCATATTCCTCTTGAGCCACTTGAGAGGGTTGCAGAACATGAACTCGAGGTGAAAATAGCTTAGTTTTTTCTCGACAGGTGTGTTGGCCGCATAACCGGCATAATCTTGTGGGAGGTAGGTGCACAGCCAGTCCGTGAAAGGGATGTCCACATTTCTGAAGGATCGTCGTTTCTTGTGCTTGATATTGATGGTTGCGAACTCTGTCTCTGAGTAGTCTGCCTCTATGACGCTCAGGTTGAACATGAATCTTAGTTGTTCTTTTTTGTCGCCCGGTATGTTAGGGTCGTTGAGCAGTCGCCAAATGTTAAAGTTGTTATCGAGGATGAAGAAGATGCAGTCATTCTTCAGTTCGTAGACGTTGATACACTTGCCCTGGCAAGGGTGTTGGAGGGAGTACAGCTCTGCTGTGTTGGGTGTTCCAAACCAGGCGGGAGACACTCCTAAGAACTTGGTTGTCTCAAATTCGATGCTCTCGTCGGGTTGTTCCACGAGGGTCTTGATGAGCGCGGTCTTGTTGATGTTTGATGGGGTGTTTACCTTATGCGGTGTGTAGAAGTTGATACCGGCTGGGAACTCGACGTTCGCGTTGGCGAGAGCAGCCGAGCCATGATAGAGTTGCATACCCTTCGGAAACTTGACGATCTGGTACTCGCCGTCAAAATAATAAGTCCCACACGAAAAGTAGTTCATTTGAATTTTAGCACCAGCTAAGTTAATAGTGGGTTGCTCCCCTTTCTTCCAATCCCATATTGCACTCGAAATCTTAGAACATGCCATTTTTATATGCTAACGAATTTGTAACCCCGTGGGTTACAAATCCCGATCTACTCACAAAATCTTGAATAATTTTAGGAGGTTGTTGTTATGCACTTCCACTCGGTGCATGGCTAGGCTACCTTCCTTTTTGCGTAATTCATAGTATCCGTTCATGTTGGTTTTGACATCCCCCTCATAGAGGGTGATTCGGTCTTTATATATAGGGTACATCCTCTCGAAATCGGACCGGGTATTGTCGTTGTCGTCGTCGAAGATGACGAGCTTGGTGACAGCATCGTCGGCCAGGATTGATTTGACGCGCTGACTGTCGAACCCGATCAAGATGACCCTATGTTCGGTCGAAATGTCGTTTGGAGGGGGAGATGAAATGGCTACCATTTTGTAAAAGGAATTTGTCTTTAGGCCATATTAATGACTTGATAACTCATGATATCTTGATATCTCTCGGCGCCAGTTGAATTTTACCTTCAAAAACATGTAGTAAAGTAAAACTAATGTACTTAACACATTTAGCAGATGATGAGATTGACATCGCCGAAACGCGTTCGTTGGGCGAGTATTCGACGTTCTTGGCATCATATGTTAACACTATCGACAGGCTTGTTGAGGTAATTCGAGCGCTCAAATGCAAATTGAAGACTGAAAACCTCGAGGACTTCTTTGAACCGCTGAGACCCTACATTGAGACATACAAACCGAAACAGACGACGATTCTAAAAACATCACATGCGTTCTGCGACTGCTGCGAACTATATGTGCCTTCACATCTCTGTGTGTGGGTAAAGTATAACCCGGAGCTCTTTGAGACGGAGATCGCCTTTTTCTATCGCCTGATGAGGTACTTTGGTCGACTTATCAAATGCGACACAACGCCATACCCCGTGGACGAGCTCTACGTTGGAGAAGACACACCGCTATCTGGACAGACAAACCGTGAGAAGTTGAAGTTGCTCGCATCGATTGTGAAACATTATAAATATATTTGTACAAATCTCCAAGATCCATAAGAAAAATGATCACTGTAGAGTTGAATATCAGAGAAACACATTTATGAGCATAAAGTAATAGACAAAATGTCAATGTCGATGAATAAGCGGGTAATTCAACAGATGTTGAATAAACAACCGGATCGTGACAAGGAGCGACAGCATATTGAGTTGTACTGCTTCGAGAACAGAGACTCCCGGACAGCTGTTATGAACAACTTCATCTTTAATGGCGAACAATTATTCTTGACTGGCTACCCCTACTCTATCGAACTTACCGCGGCCGATTTTATTACCACCAACAACCCACAGGACTTTCAGTTTAATGAGTGTAGGTTCTTTGAGGCGCATGAAGGTACACTGATCAGGGTGTTTAACATCGATGATAAGTGGTACACCTCAACAAACCGACGCTTGGACGCGTTCAACAGCAAGTGGGCGGCAAAGACGACCACATTTGGTCTTCACTTTGCCAATGCGGTGCAGGAGAATATCAGGGCGCTCAACGACGATGAGTTCTTTGAGGAGGATGATGATTCATTGGAAGAGAAGAAGAAGAGGTGCAGGAATTACCTCAACGAAACATACGAGGCCAATTTAGACAAGTCTAAGAAGTACATGTTCCTTCTGGAACCATGTAAAGAGGAACGCATTGTGTGCACCACGTCATCGCCTCGTTTCTTTAACATCGGGGTCTTTGACAAGGAGAACAACATTTCCCTCGATGAAGATGTAACAATGGGTTTTCCGGTCCCGAAGCCGAAGGAGATATTTTTTAACGATGTAAAGGATATGCTCGATGCCCTTTCTGGCGTCGACCATTTACGTATTCAAGGTTTTATCGCCATTCAGAGGTCCAAGGACCACCAAGACAAACACTTCAAGATCCTGAACGACCAATACAAGTACTACTCTGATCTGAGGGGCAACACATCAAGCATCTCATTCAGGTTTCTCGAGCTTGATTATCAAAACACTATTATCAATCTTAAGCATGGAACCAACCATCAGACCACCTCTCAGACACAGAAGATGCTGGCGGACTTTTGCAGGATGTATCAATTCGACAGTCGACCCCTGCTCGAATACATTTGGACGACAATTGCAAAAGACCTCTACAACAAGTACTACAATAGGTACATCACGAAGGGTCATGCGGACCCCTCCATCACACAGAAACAGGACATGATTCTTAAACAGATCCACAATCACTATGTTGAGTCTGTCAAGGATAATCATCGTCAGAATACTACTCGTACCAGGATCAACGACATCCTATCTATGCAGAAGCCATCTGTTCTTAATCAGCTCATCGGAGAGTACAAGAAGAATGACAAAGACGCGGAGAGAAAACGTAGTATGATGTAAAAGATTCAATTAGTAATTATTCGGCCTTTGCCCAAATTGGGTTTGAAAATTTTACCCTTCGGGGTAACATTTTTTTCTTTTGCCATTGCCAAATTGGGTTTGAAAACCCTTCGGGGTAACATTTTTTTCTTTTGCCATTGCCAAATTGGGTTTGAAAATTTTACCCTTCGGGGTAACATTTTTCTTTTGCGGGTTTGTTACCCTTCGGGGTATTTTTTCTTTTGCCTTGCCAAATTGGGTTTGAAAAGGGTCATTTTTTCTTTTGCCAAATTGGGTTTGATTAAATCTAAAGACAACTATTCTATAGGAAGAAATGTATCACACCGTAAGTCAATTGATTACCAATCCGCGCAGGCTCCAGTATGTCAACGACCAGTACATGCAAGAGGTATTCAATATTAAAGACGATGATCTTCGATTTTTGAAGCTCTTTTGGCAACCAGACTTTGACGAGTCATGGATCCTTCTCGATGAACCGTTCGTTGAGACTTGGATCATCAAGGACACCAACCTCAATCTGAATTATCAGAAGATCCTGTTCGACATGTTCCAGAAGGATGTCGACTACAAATTGTCTGAGAGTACTAGTATGTACATGGTGAAGGGCCACTGTTTGAAGAACCTCTGCATCATCTGCAACAAGTTCTTCAGAGACTTTTTCATCAAACTGGCTCGCGTAGCGCACATTCTCACGATCACCAAGTCGAACAACGATAACTCGATCCAGATCATGCTCAACAAGACATCCAAGCAGGTCGAAGCCGTCTCCCAAAAGACAGAGTACCTCACGTTCTTGGTAGAAGATATTGTGAGCGAGCGTGTGGAAGAAGTCGCCAAGGCAGTTGTGGGGAACGCTAAATGTGAAGAGGTAGTCAACCTCATCAGGCTGGTACATCCGTTCAGCGCAACATCGCGTGTACCCGCCCATCTACGAGCTGCTGGGTACGTCGTGATCAGGTGCCTCCGTAAAAACTATACTAAACACCTGAACAGGATCTCCTCATACGACGATGACCTCATGACGGAGGAGGTCTTCAGTTCACCAATCGCGAATAGAGGCATCAACTTGGTCAAGGAACTCAAAGACATGGGGGTCAAGACGCACAAGAGCAACGGTGTCTCCTCGGATAACAAACTGGACCTGATAGAAAAGATTAAAACCATACTTAATATTGAAGATATGGTTATGTAAAACCACATCTTTCAGGATAGATATACACATGAGAAAGGAACCATATGATGGGAAAAATTGAATAGATTTATTGATGAACAATCTAATATATTAAAAGGATGAGTAATAACAATCACGTAACCCTCACCCTCAATGAGTTCCTGAGGGAGATGAAGGCTCCCAATGACCCTACACACACACATGTGTCGATGGGCAACCCCAGAGGTGTTTACGCCTTCGGGTCCAAGATGAAGGACTTCTGGGCCATCTACACCAACTCTCTTTCCGAAAAGAAGCCCATGTACCTGGCCGAAAACCCAGGTAAGGAGACGCCCATCCTCGTCGACGTAGACCTCAGGGTCAAGAAGTCCTTACTTACTCGAGAAGATGAGCTGCGCCCACATCTCTATACCGACAAGCAAGTCAAAGAAGTGGTCAATGCGTACCAAAAGGCTATCGACGAGGTAGTGGACTTCGACAACGTCGCCAAAAGCAAACGAGACGCTGCGTACACCTGTGTGCTGCTCGAAAAGAAGCCCTACGAGTTCGAGATCGACGGCGAGAAGTATATCAAGAACGGCTTCCACATCCACTTTCCCAAACTGTTTCTCGACAAAAAGGTGCAGGAGGTATACATAATTCCCAAGGTGAAAGAGCACGTCAACGGCCTTTTCGACAACATCGGCGCCAAGGACTTCATCGACACAAACACAATCAACGTCCACTGGCTGCTCTACGGATCAAAAAAGCAGAACAACTCCCCTTACACCGCGACCAAATGCTTCCTCAAAAACGCGAGTCCGGTCACTCTTGAGGAGGGGTTATCCGATTATGTCTGCAATAAGTACCCGGGTGAGTCGAGTGAAGACATCGCCTGTAACGGTAACGTGGAACGGATGCTCCCGCGCATCCTGTCCATCTTCCTATACGATCGGGCAGACAAGTACTTCTACAACCCTAAGCCCAGTGTCACAACTCCGCTCATGAACATCTTTAAGATGGAGAAGACCAAGAGGAAGCAATACGACAACGACTCTATCGAGAAGCAACTTGAAGAGGCTCAGCAGCTCATTGGTATGATGAATGCTTCGCGCGCCGATGACCGCTCCACTTGGCTGCGTGTCGGATACTGTCTCTGGCAGATATGTGGCGGAGATGATGATGGTTTTTCGCTGTGGCTCGAGTTCTCTGAACAGAGCGAAAAATTCAAAGAGAGCGAGTGCTTGTCGTTCTGGTACAAGATGCGTCGCAATAACTACACGATCGGTACGCTCAAGTACTACGCCAAGCAGGACAGCCCCGACAAGTACGCGGAGATGATTGATAAAAAGATCCATCACCTTGTCATCGAAGCCGTGAATGGATGTCACAACGACGTGGCCGAGATCCTCAAGAACGAGTACGGCAATGAATTCGTATGCACCTCAATCAGCAAAAAGGAATGGTACCAATTCAAAGACCACATCTGGAAACCCGTCGACAAGGGAACCAAGCTCCGCGAACGTATCTCAGACGACAACGGCATCATCATAAAGCAACTCCGCGACATATGCGGGACATTGAAGGAGGACTCAGACTCAAAGAAAAATGATAAACAACTCAAGAAGGTGGGCGACCTCATCAGACAATGTAAGGCAACACCATTCAAAAACCATGTGATGATAGAATCACAAGAGAAGTTCTATAATGGCGACTTTTACAATTTCCTCAATAAGAATCCGTACCTAGTCGCGTTCAAGAACGGCGTCTATGACTTCGAAAACGACATCTTCCGGGACGGCAACCCAGAGGACTACATCTCGGTCGCCATCCCAATTGAGTACATGGACTACTGCTCGGTCGACCACCCCGATGTGGTCGAGGTCGACGACTACTTCTGCAAGGTCTTCCCAGATAGAGAGGTTCGGGACTACTTTCTCGACCAAGCATGTCATGTCTTTGTTGGAGGTAACCACAACAAAGTTATACTATTTTGGACTGGTGAGGGCAACAATGGAAAGACGGTCACGCAAACGCTGTTCGAGAAAATGCTCGGAAAGCTGGCTATCAAGTTCAGCACTTCCCTCCTCACCGGGAAAAAGGCCAATCTAGGCTCCGCAAATCCTGAGATGGCGCGCGCGGGTAATGGTGTGCGGTGGGCGGTCATGGACGAACCCAACGCCGACGAGATGATCAGCTCGGGCACGCTCAAAGCCTTGACCGGCAACGACTCGTACTGGGCCCGCGACCTGTTCCAGACGGGCAGGGAGACGGTAGAGACCCAACCCATGTTCAAGCTCCACATGATCTGCAACAAACTCCCCATCATCAAGGATGCCGACAAGGCTACCTGGAACAGGATTCGCGTCATCCCATTCGAAAGCACCTTCAAGATCGAGAGTGAGTGCCCATACGACTTCGAACAGCAAATCGAACAGAAGGTGTTCCCCATGGACAAAAACTTCTCAGACAAAATACCAAAAATGACACAACCACTGGCTTGGTACCTCATTCAAAGGTGGCGAACAATAAGGAATCTAGAACCCGTCGAACCAGAAAAGGTTAAGGTAGCCACCGATACATACAGGCGAGAGAACGACATCTACAAACAGTTCGAACAACAGTGCGTCTTCACAAAGAGCGAATCAAAACTCACTCCCGCAACACTCTACTCGCACTTCAAAGATTGGTTCAAGGAAGAGTGTCCCAACCACATTATACCAAACAGAAGCGTCATCAGGCGGCACTTCATCACTCAATGGGGAGACCTCGAAAAGGGAAAGTACTGGCCTAACAAGACATGTAGACACGTCTATGACGATGATGACTCATCTAGCACTGATAGTGGAATCAAAGTAAACCCGCTCATCTAATACCAAACCATCATTTTTATAACCATCCGGTTATAAAATATTAAAATATTACTCATCACGCTGACGCGTTTCGGCAAATTGAATGTAGTCGTCACATCCAAATTTGAAGTCGGGGACTTGGTCAGCTCTGAAGTAGAACACCGCGTCAGTCCACTCATTGCTCTGAATCTGATTGTTGATGTAGATGCATGTGTAGTCGGTGGTCAGCTCATTCATAAGCTGGCAAAAAATCGCGTACGAGGGAATGATGCTGGCGAAGTTCCTGTAGATCTTCTCGCGGTTGGCATGATTGGGTTCCCTGAAAATGAAGACACCATCAATGTTGGTCCTTATGTTTGGTTTGAAATCGAACACATATTGGTTCGCGAAGATGGCCAGTATGTTCCAGTGTCGTCCGTTCTTGAAGAGACCCTGCATGAGCGGGTCGTTAAATATCTTAACATCGTCCATGCAGTCGTCCATGACAAACATAGCCCAAGCGTTCGGCAGGTGTTCCTTGGCCAGCTTCTGACGGTCGATAAAGTTTTTGACAACGTCTTTATTGTATTTCTCATAAATAAAGAGGTCTGGAAAGAGCCGTGAATAAAACTTATTACTATCCTCGGAGCCGGAGATAACCAGACCCACTGGGATAACATGTTTTTTAGCGTAGAGGAGGTGTTTGATGAGAACAGATTTACCTGACCCGGGCTTTCCGATAATGGTGATCTTGGAGCCACCCAAGTTCGACTTGAGACTATCGGTGTTGGGTCTGATCGAGTCTATGTTCAATTCCTTGATCGAAATCGTTTTGAAAACCATTTTCCCTAACGCGTTGGTTCTCTAACCCTTTAGCGAGCTTTTACCGTGATGCATTGAAGGCCGAATCGCAATGCAAAAAAAAATGAATTATAGACAAGTGATGATAATAGAAAAGAATAAAGCATGTCTAACTACGGTAACTACGTTATTTCCGCTGAATCTGATAAAGATCAATTTGAACAATTAAATGTTCAAAACATTGTTATTACACCAACGACAACAACGAATGCAAAATACGCATATGCAAACATCAAGTATCTGTATTCTGATAATAAAAAAAAGATGCTCAAGATCCAGACCTCAGATCTATTCTCTTCTGGAATTACTAAGTATAACAACGAAGGCGCACCAAAGATGGCATTCACACTCATCGACAAAGCCCTTCGCGAGAAGGAGAACCCCACAGAAGAAGACCTCATTGATATCAGTGTTGAAGACGGTACTATCGAAATACTGGATTCGATCACCAAACGTATTCAGGATATGATCAAAGAACCAGAAATGGTTAAACTTCTTGGGAAGAATCGCGATAAGAAATGGGACAACAAAGTTGATGATATGGAAATCGTAAAACGATTCACACGTGATGATGGCAGTGTCTCGGTTAATATGTGGGCCAAAGTTATCACACAACAGAATTTCATGAAGACAAAGTTCTACCTCCTATCAGAGAATGGGGAAGCTGAAATCATTGAACAACAAGAAATTATTGACAAACTTATCGGAGATACCAAGTGTAGAGCGACTGCGATACTTGTAATTGACAGCGTCTTCATTGGTGAAAAACCATCAATTCAAGTGAAAGTCGGCGAAGTTGTCATCAGCAAACTTATAGAACCCTCGAAACGACAAACCATCATCATGCCTGCTCGCTTCAGGAACAAGATCAATGCTCACAATGAGGAGGAAGATGTCTCTGACTCAGATGTCTCTGTCATCAAGAAAGTCATCATCGATTCCGATTCCGATTCCGATTAGTGGGCCTTGTAATGCATTAAGAAAAAGAAATTTAACCCTTCGGGGTTACATTTCACTTCAATTGACACAGGGTTGAGTCTGTACGTGAATTAAGTTATGTAGTATCTGAACTATATAAAAATGAGTATTGCCAGAGACCGTATCAATGACCAGTCGCTTTGGAACGACGCTGCTATTGAGGCGACTATCAAGCGTCTCGACCCTGACCAACTATATCGGTATCAAAAGATGGCCGAAATTCTATATGATAAGGCCAACACTCCCGATCCTCATGTCGTCACCATGGAAGCTGCGACGCAAGTGAGGCTGATGCTGCGTGACGGCCTTCATCCAAACAAGTTAGAAGAAAATGAAAGACAAATATATATTGACGCATATGGTTTAAAGTCACTAGAGGAGTACTCAAAAGATGACAATAGAGACGACGATCCACGCTCTGATTCATACAAAAAAGAAGATCAAAGAGTACCAAAAGACCATCAACGAACTACGAAAGCAGGAACGGGAGTATGTAAAAGAAATTCAGAGCTGCCTCAATGAACGCCGCGAGCAGGGTATTCGAGTCGACGACAACACCTACATCGAACTGTCGAGTCATGAGAAGAAGATCAATCTCAGTACAAAGGACCACGAACAACATGTGCGCCACATGCTCTTCTCGCGAGGCATTGACGACGAGGCATTCACAAAGCAGCTCCTCAACAAGACTCGTGACATAGTACAAGAACAAAAGATTAAGATCAAGGAGAAGTAAAACGGTTCGGTTTTGTATCTTTTATAACCTACATCGGTTATAAAAATAGCTAGAAAACATATTCTTACCAACCTAGATGGTCGTAGTCGATCTTCTCATAGCAATGAAGGTCAACAGCCGCACTATCCTCTGGATGGTTGTCCTCTAGATGGTTGTCCTCTAGATGGTTGTCCTCTGGATGGTTGTCCTCTAGATGGTTGTCCTCTAGATGGTTGTCCTCTGGATGGTTGTCCTCTAGATGGTTGTCCTCTAGATGGTTGTCAATCTCAATCTCACTATCCTCTAGATGGTCGTAGATCTCAATCTCATAGCAATGATGAAGGTCCATGTCTTCAGTCTCACTATCCTCTAGATGGTTTTTCTCATAGCAATGAAGGTCAACAATCTTACTATCCAGCCAATCTCTGAACGAGACAAGTCTAGGTACGTTATGAGCGAGGATGTCTATACCTTTGTAGCTGATGAACAGCTCATGAGTTTTGGCGTATTCTGAGAAAAGAGATGGGTCACAACTGTTGCGACCACCTGTAATGCTATTATAGTCTTGTATATAAAGGTCTCGTAGTGAGTACGCGGACATGTGCATGCCAACGGTCCTCATGTAAGCCACGCTGAGTTTGAAACGATCTCTCAGATCAGCTACCTTGACTTTGATCCCGTCTTTGGTCTTGCGGCCTCTGAATTCGATGTCTTGGTATACATCATCAAACGTAACCAGCTCGAGAGCGCACGGGAACTGAGGTGCTTGACACTCATCATCGGGGGTTGTGGGAGGTGTTAATGAGTACGACATGTTATCTAATATAATTGTAAAAAACCTTTAACCCTAAAACAAGTAGACAAGTGTAAGTCTCATCTCAAGGGTTTCTTTGACCCTAGGGGTTTCTTTGACCCTAGAAAGCAGATCGCATACCGAATCATGAGTCATATTTGCGATAGGTATGAATGTGTTAATTCGCATCGTCGAAACAAGACTCGAGCGCCAACTTGATGGCCTTATGAGACATGCCTATCTTCATGCTCTGGTCAATCAGTCCCAGCCCATGTAGGTTGAGTTTCCCATTGCTTACGATCTTCATTTGCTGGCACTTGGTGAGGAGCTCGAGCAACGAGTCCCAGTACCTGTCAGTCGAGTCCTGAATGAGCTTGATGACGTTCTTGTGGACTCGTTCCACCTCGGGGATGATGTTTTTCAATAACAGCGTCTCGAGATCCAAGACTACGAGCAGCTTACTTTCTTTCGGCCCGCTCGCATAGAACACGTCCACCTCCCCGTCTTCGTCTAGCACCAACAGGTACTCCTCAGAGATAATACCTATTTTGTAAGAGATGGCCTTGAGGGAGGGTTCCAAACGTTTGATTAGGTCAATGAGGCCTCGAGGTGACGACGTTGCGCGCACCTCCTTCACGATCGATATATCTGGGTCAGCTGCCAATACAGCTTCGAAATTAACCTCGTTATCCCTCCATCTTGACAAAGATAGAAACTTCTTTGTATCCATTTTGATTTCGTGTTTCGAGGATATGTATAGTAAGCATGGGATGCCGTTCTCCGTATTGAAGTACACGTATCGTAACTTGTCGTTGCGACCGTACAGCTCCTTCACCGTGCATCTTAGTGCTGGTTTACCACTGCTTGTGCTGCGGCCTGTTAGTAAGTCGTACAATTTAGAATATAACAACATGTTTTTTACTCAACTGGATTGATCTTTAGAGTCCTTTTCATCCAAATCTCTTTCTACAGAGATTTTAATATAATAATTCTTTAATAATTCTTTAATAATTCATAGTCACTCACTCTTTTGATTTGATCTGCCGTCTCTTGGGTGATGAACGTTCTTGCTCAATCACCTTGCTCAATTCGGCGTTCACTATATGTTCCAACTCATCCTCATTGGTATCGATTTGAAGAGGTTCAAGGTCACACATGGCGGACTCGCAGGGGGGGGACCCGAGTTGGTGGGGTGGTTGCTCATTCACAGGTCGTTCATCGAGTTTGTACTTTGGTTTGTACATGGCGCGCAGGTCGTCTGGAGGAGGGGGTCTTGTGAACAACATCTCAATCGCCTCAAAGCGCTTGGAGAGTTTGAGCATCTCCTGGTTCTGTGCCGACACCTTGGTGTACATGAAGTAGCCTGTGATCGCGATGGCTACTATACATATGGCGCACACGATGATATTTTCAAAGTTCATTTTCTCTTGCGCGCACAAATCGTTAACCCATTCTGGTCTTGCATATTTCTTTCAATATAAAAATGGTATGCTACGCAAAGCGTGATTACAAATTACTAGGTTTCGAGAAGGCTCGAGCAAAGGATAAGATGTATGCTGCGATCCTCGAAGATAAGTTGACGGGTCGGGAGAGGACGGTCAACTTTGGGAGCAAGTCCTACGAAAACTACAGAGACAGAACTGGTTTGAACCTCTATCCTCATCTGATTCACGGAGACGCGAACCGGCGTGCTTCATACAGGGCGCGTCACAGAAATAACGTCCATAGTAAGTGTTACAACCCAGCCTACTTCGCTTATCACTACTTGTGGTGATTGTAGAGAGTTATATAATTAGCACAGTGTTATAAAATGAAACTCCAACCAACCTGTTCTATTTGTTTAAGCAAGATCAAGCTGATAAGACACGACAGGCGCAAGCTCCTCTGTAAGCACATCTTCCACGCTTCGTGCATCGACAGCATCTTCAAACCCCAATGTCCTCTATGTGAACATCCCATCTTCAATAACGACGAGGAAACACTCCTATCATGTACATCAGAAGAAGCCGCTATCGACATTCTCAAGAACCTCCACCAACGCAACATCAACGTAAAGAACATCTTCACTTTCTTGACGTCTCATCCTGACGCCCTGCGATACAAGTGGATCGTAAACTTAATGTACAAGTACTGTGACTTCACCGAACTACTCGCTGATAACCTGAACGACAAGGCATTCGTCAAAGAAATAGTGTCCAGAGGGAGGGTAAACTGGTTCAAGACCTTCTTTGGAGGCCTCACCTTTTCCGATTTAGTTTATGAACGCACAAATGACCCCGAGATCATTAGCTTGGTTCATACTATGTTGCCAATCGATCCTTGCAACAAGATGAACACCGTTCACCTACCAACATCATCGTTCACGCCGTTGGCACGACAACCACACCAACGACACCGTCGCATGGACAGTATGTCTGGGGCTGCTCTTGAACAATTGTTAGGGTGTTCACAACCGAAACCGAAACCGAAACCTGCTAACACAGCCACGGTTAGACGATCGTTCAGGGGGTCAAGATCTCTCTATCCCGCTCTCAATGAACGTGAGGTGCAGACCTACCCGATCTATGAGAGGCTCTATCCTGTGGTACCATCAGCACCTCCACTTGATTTGATGTAACGGACTTAACGTCATCTCTGCAACAGAAAATGTTCGTCACTGTGTTGTTTTACATATTTACTGTGATCAACCTAATTGCTGTAAAGGATGTCTACTGGCCACTCATGAAGGACCACGTTGACGCGTTTATGGCCTTACACACCGTCACTAAAAATTGGCAGTTAGCTGTTCTATATATAACCGTTTTCATCAAAACACTGATCAAGGCTGTGTACAGAGAGAAGGCCATAAAACTAAAACAATGGTGGCACAAGACCACCATCTCATTGGGGAACGATAGGTTCCTATTGGTTCACTACATCAATGATGAACAGGTTAGGATCATTGTGAAGAAGCGCGAAGATGAGATCAGGGGGGTGTTCGTGTTCGACGACGACGACGTCGAGTGTTACACTGATGAGGCAAAACCCTTCCTTATGTATCAACAGGAGGAGTTGGTACCTGAAACACTGGGGCTCGCCAAGACCCTTACTATTTACACCGAGAGTGGGGAGGTGCTACGCAGGGAGGTGAAAAAATAACTAGCGATCTCTAGGATGGGTCTGAATGGGTTATGTATAGGTTTGGTGATACAAAAATGAGTATACTGATTGTTCCTTATGATGGTGAGAGTCCCGAGCTTATCAACGCACTAAAGCCATACAAATGCACTCCCAAGAAAAATGAAAATGCATGCAAGGGTGGGTCATGTCCAATCCCAAAGCCGTTCAGGATGATGTCCGCCGATGAGGTGGAGACAAGTATCGAAAACACGCTCAAGAATGTTGAGAACGTGAAACACGTTTCCGTTCTGGCTCTTAACGACAGCGATAAGTGCAAACTTGTTCAAATGAGCCGTGACTGGGGTAGCAAGGGTGTTTCAATCAAGATCATAGGTGTAAACCCGGTGTATAACCCGCGGTGTATAACCCGCGGTGTATAACCCGCGGTGTATAACCCCCCGGACCCCAATACCTATCGTTGCGCTCTATAGGGTTTGGGTTTAGTTACGACAAGGGAGGATTTCATAACCAAAAGGTTATGAAATATCAACTCTATCTAATGTTTTGTTACATCACAAATTTGTCTATTATGTACAATTTAGAGTATGGTTTATAGTCTACATACAAGTAGTCGAGCATCTGGTTGGCTAAGATGTATTTAACGGAATCGTGAATCTTATATAGTTTATATATATCAATGAGTGCGTTTTTATCCTGAAAGTAGGGTCTTAATACCTGTGGTAGGGCACCGCGATGACTACCAGGCTGACACATACGATTCCCACCCGCAAACACGTGCAACACGTCTTGTATGTCGTTAAAGAACTCAAATGGAGGGAACTTCCAGATATTGTTCAGGTCGATAGGCCTCGACGCATTATATACCTCTGTAGTGTCTGTAATTAGGTTATTAGTCCCATATTTACAACCCTTTTGCGAATCCCAAAAAATACGTGGCCTACCAGGTATTATGATAGGTTCAAAATACAAATGACCATCATCAGCCTTCATCACTTCGGCATTCCTTGACCCGTAGTATGTCATTAGTCTTGGTCCAGTGGGGAACGAGTAGATAGGCGATGTCACCTCTACAACGCCGAAGTCTGATATATACGCGACAAAACCAAGGTTCTCTATATAGTAACTTTTACCTTCAATCACATACTCAAAATAACCACCCGGTTTGATCTTCTGAATCAAGATATTCTCAGCCTTTATGTCGCGGTGCCATATGCCATAGTAACGATGGATAGCGTATAAACCCATTAACAGTTGGAACAAAATGCTTAGTTGCACCATTTGATTAATTCCATTAAATAAGTTGGTAAAATCCATATCTGCCAACTCCATAAACGTTACGTAACAAGACCCTGAGGTCTTGGTCCAGCGGTTTATTTTGCAATTTACACACATGGCAAAGTTGTAGACATACAAAAAATTTGGACAGCGGTGACTTAGTAAGAGTTGGTTGACGAGATCTAAGACTCTGTTCTCTCGCGGGTACGAAATCTTTTTGATTTCACCCCACTTCCTGTTATGTAATGTTCTCCTTATCGACTTTTCTTCGTGGTCTGTAAGGTACGCTTCTTTGACCACGAGTTCGAGCTCATTGTTCTCTTTGTCTTCAATTATAGCTTTGTACACTTCCCCAAATGTTCCATCACCAATCTTATTAACGGTTTTAAATTTTGATCTAAATATAGGTGCAAAATCTCCAGACATACATATTTGCCATTGATTTGAGTCGAATGCCTCGATCAAGCTTTTAATACGACGTCCCTTTTCAAGACGTTCACTAAACCACGACGACCACTTAGATGGATGTGTTTCTAATTTTAGAGAAGGTAATTCTACGGATGGTTGGGCTTCATATTCCAAGACTTTGTCTAATTGTGTACATCTATTGTCCAACCATTTATATATAGCTCCTGTGCTCTTGATCGCACGTCCTGTCTTAGGGTTCATATTCGGGTTTGATCTCCACTTGTCGCAAAATTCCTTGGATATATTTACTGAGCACATAGTCATCGGTGTTTCGATCGGTGGTTCATATATTGCTGGCATTGTTGGCGGTGGTCTTGCTGGACTTGCAGATGGAGGAGCAGCAGATGAAGGAGAACCAGCAGATGAAGGAGAACCAGATGAAGGAGAACCAGCAGATGATAGTGAAGAACCACCAGTAGATGAAGGAGAACCAGCAGATGAAGGAGAACCAGCAGATGAAGGAGAACCCGCAGATGAAGGAGAACCCGCAGATGAAGGAGAACCCGCAGATGAAGGAGAACCAGCAGATGAAGGAGAACCCGCAGATGATAGTGAAGAACCACCAGCAGATGAAGGAGAACCAACAGATGAAGGAGCAGCAGATAGTGGCTGTGAACCATCTCTTGGAAGTGAATAATATGATGAACCAACATCATCTCTTGGAAGTGAATAATATGTTGAACCAACATCATCTCTTGGAAGTGAATAATATGTTGGTTCAACATCATCTCTTGGAAGTGAATAATATGTTGGTTCAACATCATCTCTTGGAAGTGAATAATATGTTGAACCAACATCATCTCTTGGAAGTGAATAATATGTTGAACCACCAGATGGTGGTTGTGATGGTGGTGAAACTGGTGGACGTTGTGGAGGTGAAACTGGACGTTGTGGAGGTGAAGGACGTCGAGGTGAAACTGGACGTTGTGGAGGTGAAGGACGTCGAGGTGAAACTGGACGTCGAGGTGAAACTGGAGGTGAAACTGGACGTCGTGGACGTTGTGGAGGTGAAACTGGACGTCGAGGTGAAACTGGACGTCGAGGTGAAACTGGACGTCGAGGTGAAACTGGACGTCGAGGTGAAACTGGACGTCGAGGTGAAACTGGACGTCGAGGTGAAACTGGACGTCGTGGAGATAGACGTCGTGGAGGTGATCCGCACTCTTTCAGAAGTTTATTGAAGACCGGTCCATTTGGCTTTATTTTTCTATATGTGTATGGGTTGACCTCGGTGTTGCTAAACCACTCGAGACATTTTGGTGAGTAATTGGGTTTGGGTGCATTAGAGGAGGAGACACGACGACGAGAGTCGCATTCGGTCTGGAGGTTTTTATATACTTTACCTGCAGGACTGATCCTACGATTGGTTCTAGGGTTTACTAACCTGTTCCGTTTCCATTTATCACAAACATTCATTTTATTATTATGATATAATGTTAAATTTGGTCCGACCAAACGACAAGCTTACCAATTTGTATCTCAAATTATACTATTGAAGGCTATAGTAGTAGTTCTATAACGATTATTTTGTTATAGAGGGGATGGACCCATTCATACGTTTGTATGACCGGCTGATATTTGTTCACACGCTTGTTTCCTCACGTTGGTCACGCTCCTTCTGTTCTTGGTATAATTTCTTGGCAGCCTCGAAGCGATCAGCCAGTTTGGCGTCGTGCTTATTGGATGCCCATAGAAGGGCGATGTTGGACATAGTGATCTTTGGATTCTTTTCACGCAGCTCCCTGGAATAGAAGAGGTACATGGAAGTGAGGTGGTTGTTGTTGTGTGGCTTTTTCTTTTTTTGCATGGCCTCCTTTTCGGTGTAGTAGCGCTTGTTGTCTGAATTTGCCAACTCAGTGATCCTCTTATTCATGTCGGGATCGGGGGCCTGCTTGAACTGTCTCCATCTGCGCCCAAGCTCGCATGTGACTTTGTGGATGTCGATCTTATCATGTCCAGTCTCCACACGCATTTCCTCCTTGATGATGGGGCGCATCATCTCACAGTAGTATATGTATGCGCTCCTTACGCCTGTGGGGAGTTGTGGTTTGTCTGTCTTCCTGAGGGCATTCTTGAGCCTGTTCGCATTTTTCTTCCACTCCTGGATCAACTCGGGTGTAGCGAACTCGCTCGTGTTCAGAAATGAAACAACGAATTTGTTCACAATGTGGTAGCGGGCATTCTCTTCTTTTACCATTTTCGTCTTTGTGTTATGGTTGATATTTCTTAAGTCGAGTTGGATGACTTAAGTATAAAGCATATTGCAATCATGCAACGTGATAAGGAAATGTGAGATCTCACTAGAAAAGCTGAGTGTTACATGTATTATTTTTCTAAAGTAAAATTAGTGAAATGATGTCTTATCGTGGATCACAAACAGAACGGGCGAATCGGTACTGTGGTGAAAAGGATGTGTCGTTAAACTGCTTCAGAAAAGGATTCCGCATTGGCAAGAAGTTCGGTAGAGAGAACTTTTCTCTTGACGAAGACCTAAACTCACGAACTATCTTCGTATCCTTCCTGGTTATGCTCATAGTCTTTGGCCTACTGTTTATGGTCGAATTGTACTGGGCCTGGGCGCTCCTCATTGGTTTCATCGCGGGTACTATATGGTACTACTTCTGTACCTAATCAATCCATAACCCCGGGGGGTTATGGACCATGTCGCCATAGTCACTAACATAAATTGGATTCCGTAAAGTCACGCAAGAGGACCATCTTAACGCCTAGTTTCTTGGCCTTCTTCATCTTATCGGTTTCCTTCTCAAACGACTTGCACACCAGGACCTGACACTCCTTGGTCACAGAAGACAAGACTGTGTATTTTTGTTTGAGCCCATCATCCCTGAAGCCCGAGAGACAGATCCGGGTCCGTTCGGCCACATCCAGTGGCGCATCCAAGTGTCCCATGTCCAGCTGCAATCCATTGTGCGTGCACATCTGGAGGAACGCTGTCATATTTGGGAAACACCGCACCACCTTTTCAGACATGTTCTTTGAGAACCCATTCACCCCGCAGACGTCATCTACTGTCGGTAGAGTCTCCCAGTCCCCAGACCTGAGCGTGGGGAGATGTGAAAACAGGTTCTCTACCCGTTTAACGCCGAGACCGAACCCGAGAACACCTGCTGCACCAACCAAGGATGACACCTTCACCGACCTATTCTTCAGAGCCCCTATCTCGTTCAAGATACGATCAGCCGACTTGTCTTTGAATGTGGGTTGTAGATCTTCTTTCGTGCAGTTCAACATCTTTGGCAAAGTGTTGAGTCCACAGGTATACATCTTCTTGATCGTCTTTTCGTTTACATTTTTGACTTCCAGTTTCGAGAAGATGTTGGTAAGAGTCTTGATCTCGATCTCATTGTTCGAATCCTCCTTAACGAGATCCCTCCCCTTCCATGTCGAGCTGGGCAGCGTCACATCAACTGGAGCTGGTTTCACAACAGACACGATGTACGGGATCACTTCTCCTGACCGCACGCACATGATCTGGGCTCCTGGACCTATCTTGTTGTCTAATATATACTTGGCGTTGTGGCCGGCACACTTCTTGATCGTGACGTCCGAGAGATGAACAGGTTCTATGTTGACAACTGGTTTGAGAAACCCCCACCGACTGACATTCCAGCTAACGTCAATAACATTGGTCACAGCCGCCGGCTCTACATTGGTTTCTTTTTTGAATGCGATCGAGTATTTGGGGTTATCGCTCATGTTGCGCGTGTACATTCGGTTCTCAGTCACCACAAGACCATCTATTGCGAACTCACACTTCTGCTTCCACTCATCAAGAAGCGTTGTGAGCGAGTCCACACTTATGTCCGAGCGCGTGATCTCAATCCAAGGCAACTGATTATTTCCATAAAGCTGATCAGCCATTGGACACTGGATATTGTTATCCGAGATTATGACCTCATAATACACGAAAGATATGTCCGCGATGATGTTCTTGTTTATCACACTCTTTCCAAACTGACCAGACACAAGGTTTCGCGGGTTCTTAAAGTCTTTCTTGTACTTTTTTTCAAATATACTGTTTGGCATGATCAGTTCGCCTCTTACATACACCTTGGATTCAGATTCAGACCACATATTTTCTGGTATAGCATCGATCATGATGTCCAATACTGCTTTTCCTGCTATCTTAGGTTGTTTGAGGTCCAGGTGTTTGATGAACCTGCTGATGTCGCAACCCACTTGTCCATTACCTCTCGTATAGAGTTTGTTGTCATATGGGTCGTAGAGCGCGCTTATACCGTCCAATTTGGCGCTGATGACGAACTTATCGGTGCTGGCTTTGTCTAACCACGCTTGTAGCGACTTTTCATTGCGCTTTTTGTCGAGCGACCCCATCCAGATTGGGAGTGATGTAGGTCCCTTCTTCAGATCTAGTTTATGATGCGTAGATGTATCGCCAAATGTGGCGTCGTACAGTGCATCACTCATAATGGGATTGCCAGTCTCATAGGCCTCGTCTGCAAGTTGTTGTGCTGTGTTGCGCTCCATATTGGTATTCATTTGTTATTCTCATATACTTGGAATACTATATTTCAAGTTTGATTGATAGTGATTCACATGTTATAGAATGAATAAAATAGAGACTTATGATGCTTCATAGTGGAACAAAATGAGTGAAAAGGAGGACACACAGTATTTCTACATCAAAGCAGACCCAGATCACCATGATCTTGAGGACATCTTCAACGGCAAATACATCAAGAATCGTCAGGAGTGGCAATTTAACAAGAGCCAGGAGAAAGAGGTAACCGAATACCTTTATTGCGAGAGTGCCGAAAGTGAAAGTATCGAGAGTGATGAAGAAGATCTCGATAATCTTCAGATTTCAGAGAATGTGAAGGAATTGATCTCCATGAAGAGGCGTCAGCGTGACAGGCTGCATAGAGCGAACTCGTTCAACGCCTCTGATGATTCGGATGAGGAGCATGACAGTATCGATGGTAGCTATCGGCGGGCACGGCCTAGTAACAAAAAGATCTCAGCTGATGTGCGCAAACTAAAAAAAGAAATAGAGAAGATGGACAAGGAGACGAAAAAACAGTAACTAACTTTCATTACCTCGAAAGGTAATGAAACATGAAATGTGCAAACTAATTTTTACAGGTGCAGATGCATGTGCAAGGTTTATCACTTGTGTTTTCATGTTGTCTTTTCAAAATATCACGTACATCATCTAGCGCTTGACCTAATAGGTTCTTCCCTGCCCATTTCGAAGGTGATGCTGCGTCACGGTGGTTGGCATATAAACCGATACCCCACCTCTTGTCAGGGCGGGCCTCTACGAACCGTGCATTTGCAATGGAAAGCAACTGTTCCTTTAACTCGGGGTTTTGCGTAAACTTGGCATATAACCCCTTTTTGATGATCTCAAAGCAATCTCGAGACCATATCTCATCGTTGTAGTTTTTGACTTTTCTACCTAAACGTTTTTGTTCTGCTGGTTTATTGCTCGCTAGAATTTTCTTCATCGATGATTCATCTTCGAATAGTTGAGCCTTTTTGTAATGAAAATATTGTTCCATCGATGTGAATTTTATACCATCAACTTCAAAAGAGCACTTGTAAAAATTACTAAGGTAACCTGAGGAGAACATGACCAACTTCTCGTTCTTGTTCTCTTTGTTTGCATGTATTTCCATAGCGTGTTTGTTCTTTTTTATGTTTAATTAGCCCCTAAAATCAACTATCCTCGTATGTCCAAAGCCAAGGTACTCTACACACTCTATTCATCTTTCGTCTTGTACATAAAGATCTTCATTGTGCCGATGGGGCTCTTACAGAGGAAATAGAGGGGTTTCTCACCCTCAAGTCTGATCTCGATGGGTTCAGACACAAACGAACTCATTTTACTGATCCTAGTGAACTGCTCTGAGTAATATTGATGATAAACAAGCTCCTTATCGTTCGTGTCCTCCTTTCCCGATTTCAACGTCTTGACAGAGCGCCCCGTGTCGAAGATAAACTGGATCTGCCCCATGTTCTTAGTAACGTCAATGGTAGTCGTGTTTGAGATAGATTTGCACCAGTCGGTATAGATGTTGTGGGCGATGAGTACAGGTTTAGATTTAAATGTCTCATGTTCGATGGGATAGATGTTTTGAGTGTCCTGTATTTTGACAGAGAGCGACTGGACCGAGTCTTCATCAGAAGACTTCTCAAATTCGAACGTGTTCGGTTTAGTGATAGACATGGTGATGATGTCCTTGTTCTTGACTGACTTGAAGAACTCCTTGTTGATGTGCTGCCCCAACCCAATGTGAAGAGGCTCTTCTTCGTCAAATATATACTCATCGAAATTGTCAGCAGGCAGGAAGACCGAAATGAGCAGGTTCTGAGTGGTGAGGTGCTCCAAGAACATCCCTGTCTTGTCGATTGTGAAATCTGCGGTGGTCATGTTTTGAAAAATGACCTCAAACAAGGACTTGAAGCGACCCGTATGTTTTGTCACGACTTTGAACATTTTATACCCAAACCCTTGTAGATAAATTGATTTCTCATATTTAACGAGATCGTTTATAAGTAAAATGTTGATGAAACTGATACTCAAAAATTTCAGAAAGTTCGCAACCGCTGAGTTCACATTTGACAAACAGATGTCTCTGATATCGGGCAAGTCAGGCCAAGGCAAAACCACTATCTTTATGGCCATCATGTTCGCGCTCACCGGAGAGGGCAAGAAGCTACCTACCTATGGCAAGACCTCGTGCGGCGTCACGCTCGTCATCGACACGATCACCATCGTCAGGACCAAGCGTCCCAATCGCCTGAGGGTGGTGACGGTCACCGGAACAACGCTCGAAGATAAAGAAGCCCAAGCACACATCGACGACCTGTTTCCCCAATACCACATAGGTTACATGTCCCAGCGCTCGGACTACAATAGGACATTTATCCTCATGACTCCGATGGACAAGATGCGCTACATCGAGAAAATGGCGTTCGGCGACGAAAACGTAGACCAGCTCATCAACAACTGCAAGGAACTCGTCAAGAGCCGCAAGAATGATATGATGCTCACTACACGTCAACGGGAGACGACTGAGAAGATGCTTCACGAACTTAAGATAGACAAGGTCGACAACGATCTCATGGAGGCGGCGCCGTTAACCGAAGACGAGTACAACCATCAAATATCACAAAACGAACGAAACATCGATGTGCTCAAGAGTAAGCTCAGCGACACTAAAAACCTAATCAAAATAAAAGATGAGCTCAGACGACAGCTTGCAAGCATGCCACTCATAAATGAGGATGTGGACGCCCTCGACGAAGAGCTACGCCGCATCAGCACACACAGACAGGGCTGGGAACGCTACCAGCACGAGAAGAACAGGCTGGGCAAGCTCCACAAACCAAGCTGTATGTCGAAGGACGAGATGAAAGCTATTATCAAAGACATGAAAACCATAATAGACTTGGAGACCGAGGTGACCGAACTAAATAGATATCGGTCTAAGATCGAAAAACTGAACAAACAGATCGAGGCCTCGATGGTGCACATGACATGTCCCTCGTGTTCAACAGACGTAGCCATGTGGTGCAACAAGCTCATCCTGACCAGCGCCTCGAAAAGTAAAAGTAACACAACAACTACTACTATCGAGGAGGCTAAGCGCCTGGATGAGCGCCTTATGAAAGCCAAGCTGCGCGTGGAGGATCTGGAAAAGAAAACGGCTGAGTTGGACACTCTACGAGCAAAGTACCCACATCTCGAAGACGCGCAACAACAACTGGACAGCATCTTCAAGATGAAGAGTGATGATGAAGCATACTCGAAACAAAAGACCCTGTGTTCGTCCCTGAAGGTAGAGCGTCCCGACTACGATGATTCGACCGAGTCTTCCCTCCGCAAGAAGATGAAGGCCGTCTACGAGAGGAAGGAGAAGGAATCCATGTTAACCAACATCATTATAAAGCACGAGCCTGATGATTTGTCGAAGCGCATAGCTTCCAGCATAGAAATCGTCAACAATCTGAAACTACATAAGAAGTCTGCGCAGTCAGTGATGTATTGGAACAAAGTGAAGACCCTCCTTAAGATAGAGGCTGACCTCAACAAGAGCTACCCCCGGGCGATCAAGCTTCAGGAGATCATCAAGACTGCGGAGAAGATGGCTGTGTCAGAGGTAATTGAGGAAATCAACCTACACGCTCAGATTTATCTAGACAGTTTTGTAGACGATATCAATGTGATGCTGGTTTTTGACGGTGTGAGGCTGAACGTGGATGTCATGCAGAATGGGCATGACAGCGATCTTCAGAATTTGTCAGGAGGTGAACTGGCGCGTGTGATCCTAGCCTTCACCATTGCGTTGGCGGAGATCAACAATGTGAGGATGCTGTTGCTCGATGAATGCATGGCTTCTCTCGATCAGGAATCCACGGAACAGGTCATCGATACGATCAAGGCCAATTTCAGCGGCATTGTCATATGCATCGCGCATCAAACGACGACAGGGGTATTCGACCATGTACTGGAATTATAACATGGGCAATTGATTCGGTTTTTATAACCTCTGGAGGTTATAAAAAAATCGGTATATTAAAATGTATGCCAGAGCCAATGAACTTTATCAGCAACCAATTGACCTCAGGGTGACGATAGCAAATCATGGATCTTCATATGACCCTGATGCGTTCGGTCCAGCGTTTTGGTTCACGATACACAACGCGACAACAACGTACCCTAACAGACCGAAAGTCTTCGTTCAAGAAGGCATGAAGCAGCTCATTGCCAACCTACCATTGCTCATTCCATGCGTTAACTGTAAGGAGCATTTCTTCTCATTTCTGAAGGGGGTAGATTTAGACTGTGTAACATCGTCCAGAGAAAACCTATTTAGTTTTTTTGTAAATGTTCACAACTACATCAACAGGCGTTTTAAGAAGCGAGAGATGTCGCTATCTGACGCGAAGGATATGTACGGGTACGACAAAGGCGGCTCGATGTTGCGTATTACCTATTCGTGATTGAATCTGTTACCCGAGGGTAACAGAACAGAGTAGGGGTTATTTACCTATGTTGTCGAGCTTGAGGTCATTGACCATACTCATTAGGTTGTTGATATCCACGGGCTCATTGCGTTCAACTGCTCCCATGGTGTCTGTGACTACCTTGAGCGTGTTTTTGGTTTCATCGTCGAGCTCGTGCTGGACGCTACCGATGACGCTGGCAACGGTGCCGGTAAGGTCCTTGATGCTATACTTACCGGTCAGCAGGTTCGTCTTGATGTTGTTAACCATTTTCTTGAACGCGGGTTTGGCCATGAGGGCGTTAACGTCGGTGATATCGTCAAAGTCACCCATTGTCTTGACCTGTTCAATGACATCGGCCATGATTGGATTGTCTTGGAACGCGGCCATGGCTCCAGTGATACCAGCGGCGGCGACTTCCATCTTGGCCGGCTTGCCGTCGGGAAACAGAGTTCGCTCGACCTTGACGATGTTGTCCCAGAAGGTGTCAACATGCCCTGGAATGATGAATTCGTTCATCGCCAGGGTGACTGATGCCTTTCCCGTTTTGAAGTAGGGGGAGGTTAGTTTTTTCTCAGCAATTGCTTGGTTGTCTACGAGGAACCTCTTAAATTGTTCGACTTCCTTGGCTTTGTCTATGGATGTCTTTTTCAGGTGTTTGATGTACGTGGCGCTCGTAGGGTACGAGCTCTTTGCGTACGCTAGGGAGGAGAAGAATTCTACGAGGGTATCAAATTCAAATTCCATCTTTTCTTTTCGCACACGTCCTGTTAAACCATTAGTGCTCATGAATTTTATCTTCAACCAGAACAGAAACGCTTTCAGCATATCATTTACTGTGCAAATTTGACCCGCTTCTTCTTTTGTGTACCACAGTCAAAGTTTTCTTCAACCAGGTCATTGGATCGCAACCAGTTATGAATCTTCTGGCATATGTCCAATCGAGGTTTGTTGATCCAATACAAGAACCTGCGCATCACCGCCAGGTTCTGTACGTCGTCTGGTAGCTTACTATGCTTTGTCTTCTGTACCCTACGCGACAAAGTGTCGTAATCAGGTAGGTCTATATCCTGCATAAAGTCTGAGGGTGGTTCTATCTTCATCTTACGGACGATCAGGTCTACCAGAGTCTTTTGGTCCCAGTCTGTGCATCGCCGACCTATGGTGATCTTCCTCCGGTCGTCCGTTGGCTGCAGCGTTCTGATGTCTCTGAGGCAGAACTCATTCAGCTGAGGGTTGTAGAGCCCGTAGAATCCTATGGGGGACTTGATCATCTCGGCTCTCTTCGTTGCGATGTGTTTGTCTATCACGTCAAACTCCTGCTTGTGACACTTGACCCACCTCAGCCCATCGTGCATACACATGATGCCTAACGTCTCTTTGTAGAGCCAGACAACCCACCGGTCATCTATCTTATCGTAAAAGCCCTTGAAGAAAGTAAGTATTTTTTTACGGGTGTCTCGGTTCTTCTCTATACACATGATGTCTGCCTGTATGCTTGCCATGAGGACCTCCCTCTGCACCAACTCAGGAAGAGTCGAGATGGTGGTCCTCAAGTATTCAGGGTACTTGAATATGTTTTCAATGAATGTTGGTATTTCTTCGTTGTACAGTTGCTTGACGATGTACTTGAACGAGTCCCCATTCTGGATGATGAGGTTCTTGGTGTAGTAGTCCGCAAACCTGTCGTTGTTTGCGACACGCGCGTCCGACGATATGTACAGTATATCACCTTGGATCCTCAGGTAAGCAGGGAAACCGTATTTATTAAAGAACTGAACATCCTTGTCTATGAACATCTTGACAGCTTGGATTATTTCGAATATATCCAGTTGAGGAAACATATTATACAGATCATCTACATCAATGTGGAAGTTGTTCCTGAAATACCTCCGCATCCCATCCTCTACAATATGGATCATGGTATAGTACAAGTTGTTCGTGGAGATGTCAGATATGGTGCCTATTTTTCCTTCACATTGGTAGTCGCAGCCCATGTAGTCGCACTCCCTCATCCCGTCGTAGCCGACGACCCTGTTTCTGTCCACGGTGAGGGGGCAATCAAATGCGTTCACCTTCACGATATGCTCTATCTGCTTCATCGCTACATCCTTCTTCTCAGACGTTTCGTACATCTCCAGGTCAATTGACGTCGTGCCTCCCACCGGCATGGACACAAGCTGGTATATCTTCACGACGAGGTTGCTCTCTCCCCGTGATACGAGTGCGTTGTGCGATCCTAGGCGCCAACCTCTTGCTATTACCTGCGCAGTCTCTGAGTAGTTCCAGTGGGGTGTGAAGATGAATTCCTTCCTGATATTCTTGAATGTGAACCCCTCGCTGATGATCTTGCTCCCGATGATTACCGATATGTACTCCCCGTCCGCGTTGTCGTCCTTGTTGAACCTGTTGATAAGCTGCTGGACTTTCCTCTGACTGGTCGTCTGATGTGTTAGTAGAGCGTAGCGGAGTCCTTTGGTCCGCTCATCTCCTCTAGCTTGCGTGAACCCGAACTGCTCCAAGATCTTCGAAAAGAGAATGCAACCACCCCCGTTGACGTACTCGCAATACACCAGCGTGTTTTTTGGTGAGTCAAGAATCGTCTTGATCGTCTCAGCAAACTTCGTGCTGAGACGCTCCAGGTTTGATAGGTTCTTGTTGATGACCCTGACTAGTTCAGGAGAAAGAAGATATGAGGTCGTCGACGACTTTCTGCGCTGAACCAAACGCCCAACGGTTCGAGCCTCATCCCTTCTTTTCACAATATATTTATTAAAACCATTGGTTCCGTAGGACCCATCCGGAAACACAAACAGCGACGCCTGACGCGAGTTTATAAAAATACTCCTCTCGCTCCTATCCTTATCATACGCCTCCATATACGCTCGACTCTGGAAGTCGCTCATCATACCTGGATAAACAATGAAATGTTCCAGGTTACCCACCCTACGTCCTTCAAAAACTTTCTTCACATCAGATGTCATGGATTTCAGGTAAGATACCCTACCCTTTGTCTTATTTATCATGCTTTCTACCATGTTCGGTTTGATGATTCCATTGGGGTTGAAGTAGGTCTTTGTGAACTCCTTGTCCACTGGAAACTGGCTCTCAAGAGGAAGGATCAGGTTCATGACGCTGGCGAATTCCGCAGGATCATCTTTCATGACTAATCAGATTTAATTATAATCACACTACATATACATCTATATAACATACATCTTATTTTAAATAAACAATCTATCCATTTTTCTCACACCATCTATAAATAATCAATCTAAATATCCGTTTATTGACTTATAAACAAGACTTACATCGACACGATGATGCTGAACAAGTTCTGGCAATGTGTGGCCGAAAACCGTTGTGCTGATAGCAGCACAACGGTTTTGGAGTGGCTAGGATACGATAGCGAGAAAGATTATGATAACAAAGCATCTTTTATCAAACTTTTAAACGCATACCAGATCGAGCATTAGAAATGGATCATCATGAACTCAAGCAATGTGTGGCCGAAAACAGTTGTGCTGCTATCAGCACAACTGTTTTGGAGTGGCTAGGATACGATAGCGAGAAGTATTGCGAATACACGCTTCACTTTCAGATGCGCCGTGATGTGTGGCTGAAAACCGTTCCGTAAATAAAAACGATGACAAATTGGATGAACGATACAAGGCTGCTAAGAGCACATTCATAGCTATGAACCAAAAACCTGTAGTAGATGTATAAACAACATTTCATTACTCATACAAGTAATGAAAACACGTACGCCTTCAAAAGTTGAATAAAAGATGCTTTGTTATCTTTTTCTTTCTCGTTATCGTATCCTAACCACTCCAAAACCGTTTGCTGCCATCAGCACAACGGTTTTCGACCACACATTGCCAGAACTTGTTCGAAATGTTTTTAAAATTTATCAATTCGGATACGTCATCCTAGCCTCATGAAGATCATTCACCGCTTCTATCAGATCTTGCTCTGTACTGGGTTCATATCGGATCCCGGCCGCATTTATAAATGTAAACTTGT